TACCCAACCAAACCCATTAGCCTTATTAGATTCTTTTTTACTCTGTAATTCTATACTGGAGAGTGCTCTTATTAGATGTGATAATGTCTTAGTTTTAACATGATATTCCACTAGTATTATATTAAGTTCCCGTTTGGTTGACTCCACAACAGTTTCATCCACACCATCATTTTCTGTCATAGGATATTACTTGTTAGATACTACTATTTAAGATTTAAAGAACTGAATTAATCTAAAATGACACTTTTACCTCTCCACATGTAAAAAATTAACAGACCAAAAACAAGATGATGAAATTCAAGAGTTAAAAAAATGATTAAAATCGAAATAAAACTTTATGTGGAATAAAACTTTACAAGTCTGGTAACACCATTGATTTTTATTTGAGCAGCACCTATTGCACTTCCTATAGGCACAGATGCAGAAGTGCCAAAATCAATGGTATTGGCTCCATCCATATCAAAATCATTAAAAACTCTAATGTCTCCGGTAGGGTTCATAACTATATCCCCACCAGGTGTTAAATCAACATCTGTACCTGGGGATAATTGCACATCATTAACAGGATTAAAAATCCAATTATTGTTGTTTCCATCGTATCGTGCAACTTCTGTTCCTGCCTCTGCAAATATGAGTTCTTCATTACTTGGAACATCGAGAGTAGTTATCGATGCACTTGTGTTTTGAATTTGAAAACCGTTTGCAAGTATAATATTAGCTGGATTTAGAATATCGTTAGAATCAATGTCAAGATCTACTCCAAACAACCATTCAGATAAATCAACAGTAGATACAGTTAACCCATCTAATACAAAACTAAATGCCCCCGTACCCGTATCAACTACAGATATGGAACTATCACCAGCCACAATTTGACTAGGTATACTAGTTGCTGCCTCTAAATCTGAAATTATCCATGCTGTATCCCCATCATTTCTTCTTTGGAAACTTAACCGATTAGTTGCTGTATTGAAAAACACTTGTCCTTGTGTAATTAATCCTGGAACTGTTGGAGTAACTATATGCTGATATTGAACATAAAGATCATTTAGGAAAAAGCCATCAATGTCTAATGATGCAAAAATATTAGTTCCGTCCCTCCATCTAAAACTATCATTTGGTGGAGTATCAAATATCATACCTGTTACATCGTCTTGTATAATATTACCAAGTATGCTAAACCCAATTTGGGGAGTTCGAATAAAATTAAGACCTTGCATAACAATACCATCACTGGTGATACGTACAATAGGTTCAACACCTACAAGAAATTCATGTTGGGTTGCAGTTGTTGTATATTGTAAAGTTGCTGTGCCTTGAAAAATACTACCACCACTACCACTTGTTGTTTCAGATAAATTAATTCCAGAAGATAAAACACCTACAAGATCCAACATTGTGTTATTAGATGATTCTGATAATTTCATCAGTAATGTGTTTTCTTCTGTCCATTGAAATTCCCCATCATTTAGAATGTTTGCCCTAAATCCTCCAGAACCTAATGCACCAAACCCAACGTTAACACTGTCGAGAGTTCCAATAGTTGACTGGAATGCTAGTTGGTCTACATTGTAAACATCAAATGTATTCACATTAAGATCTACACCTAATATTAAATCAGTTGCATCTAATGCAAATGCAAATGATGTTACTCCTGCATCGATTATTAATCTAGTTGGTGTAACTAGGATTGAATCACCTCCAATTCCTTTGCCTTGAGATAATGAAAATGTTTGGTCTGGATCTATAGAGTCTTGAGCTCGAAGTAAAAGTCCAACACTTCCTCCTTGACCTGAATCTGTAATGTCAATTCTGCTTAGAACACTATCTGTTTTTATTTCAACATTTCCTGTATTAAATGGATTTCTTGCACTAAGCATTATCTGGTCACTAGCAAATCTGATAAACCCATCATCTGCAAACGGTCCTGTAGAACCAAATTCTAAATTGACTTTAGCTTCCCATTCACTGGTAATATTATTCCATTCTATGTGTTGGTTCTCTATTGTACCATCTGGAATGTTTGAACCACCACCTCCACCAACACTACCTGTTGTTATAACTCTCCAAGTTCCTCCAGTGTTACCAAATATTACAAGTTTAGCATCAAACATTAATGTCATTATTTTTAAATTACCTACTGTAAAATCATTCTCGTCTAATGTTTGTATGTTTCCACCATTAGCTAATGTGGCTTGTCTTATGTTAAATGTTCCAGGTCCAAATGTCTTTAAATACATTAATTGTCCGTCAAAGGCTGCACCTGCAATTATATCCAGGTTGGAAGAACCTACTGGAAACACCAATATGTTACTGGAGAACGTTTCTGTGTCACTACCTATATTTATTGTATTAAAGGCATCTATCTCCACATCCGCTTCTGGTGAGTTGAATCCTTGTGGACCATTCATAGCATCACCAGCACGTTTAAGATAATCTGGTGAATTTTCCTTAGCTTGACTTCCTTTATTTATACCAGATAATGAAGCGTTTGCTGAACTTATTCCGGAGAAGTTCTCACGATTTACACCGTAAAATCTTTTACGATCTTGCCGTGTGTTCTTTACTATGTCTAATGATGTCTCTCTTAGTTCTGCTTTACTTCCAGTCACAAACTATTTATATGTGTGGTGGTACTTAAATATTATATGCACCACGATTATAGGTTGTCTCATATCTACCACATATCCCTATGCATTCTCTTGATGTCTTTACCTGTAGCTTCTTTGATAATATCTGCAAGAACAGCAGTAACAAAAATTCACGAAAAGCTTGATATTTTTTGAATTCAGATATAATTCCATCTACTATCTCTTGATTCTCTAATATTTGTTTTCGTATCTCTTCCATGTCTTGTTCGGAATCTGCTTTTTCACTATTAATTTCAAAACACCAAACTTTATCGTGCCAAATACCCATATCGTCTTTTGTTAGTTTGATTTGTTCAGTCATTTCTTTCCTTTAAAAGTTTAACGAAATCTTTATGGAATTTATTTTTAGAGTCATTCAACACTGCATATGCTATTTTCTGTTCATCATAGACAATCCTCTCAAAGTCTGGATGTTTACAATATACTATACTATCAAATATTCTATTACTATTCTCCTCAATGTTCTTCTCATATGTCTTTATGTCATATCTAGAGAAGGCTAGAAAGTAACCATCACACCATAATAATGGTGAGGAACCTGCCATATATATTAAAAAATTCTCAAGATCATACTCTACCAAATTATTACAGGTTATTATTTTTGTGTCTTTTACTATAAATTCCAATGATTTTCTAAAAAAAGAATTATAATATAAACCTATTCTTTAGGTGCTTTGTGACCACAAGCTCTGCATCTTATTTCATCCTCTTGTATAGGTCTAGCATCTACCGATAATGTATCAAAGGTTATTACATCTACTTGATCAGAACTACATGATGCACATAGTGGTTTTGTTTCTTTTTTCTTTTTTGCTGGTTTTCTAGCCAATATTGTTTTAGTAACATTGTTATATTTATAGTTTTAAAGTACGGAATACAAGTGCAACACTTGTATCTCATTACTGGTGTGTAATGTATTTTCTCATTTTTAAACTAATTCCGTACCATACACACATATATCAGTTATATTAATGTTTGACTTATACTCTATGTTGCTCATCAATATGTCTTCGTTTATCTTTTTTATTCAGGCAAATCTTATTGCATATTTGACACTTTGTTTTCCATCTATACACGTTAAAATAACTCATTATTGTTTTCCACCACACGTGTTCATAAACGTATAATTACTTCATAATATAAACCTAATTATGGATATGGTAATACCTTCCATTTTAACTTGCCTATATAGTGTTTTCTTTTACGTGCTGAACAGTTAAAATAAATATATCTGTGTTTTCTGCTTGATCTAGTACATTTTAACCTATCACCATACATGTTTCTTAATTCTTCCATAGAATGGTGATCTGTGAGATGTCTTGCGTGTTTTGAAACACCATCTATACTCCACTCCTTTGTTTCTGCAGACAATCCTGTGTATAAGAAGTTAGTCGCTTGATATATAGTACCTGTGTGGCTTTCAGCCTGATCCGCGTAACTTACTATTATAGAGTAGGGTAGTTTTTTAATAGTATTACCTATAAAAAACGATTCAACGTTTGAGGGTGTATTATCCTCTATATATAATCTATTAAGTTCTATTACATCCTTAAAGTGTTCCTCTCCACATATTGTCTTGCACAGTGGTGGACTAGGTGGTATACCATATGTTATTACACCAATCATTCTATCCTGTGAAAACCCAAATGATGTGTTGTCTTTTTGTTCTCTGTCAAAAAGTCCAAAGGAGTATGTAATTGATGGTATCCTATGTAGATAGTGGTTATTAATCAGTTTGTCATATGCTTGTTTATTCTTTATTATGACAATATAGAACCTATCTGATAATTTCATGAGTATATATCTGTTTTTGTTGTATTGGTTGGTTTTTTGCCACGTTTTAGTTTTTCTATATACTCTGGATGTTTATCCATGAATTTATTAAACATATAGAACCCCACACCTTCTTGGTACCTCTTTACAAGATCAATTTGTGATAATAAAAGTGCTTGATCAAGACTAGTATATTTTAACACACCTGTCAAGTGTAAAGCCTCAAACATATCAGGTGGAAGACTCTCAATATAATCGACAGATTCTAGATACTCGTCACCAATATATCTAGTCATTGTGGGTCTCCGCAAAACTAACTTCGTCTATAAATATAAAGTCTGCTTTATTTGCTTCCTCTCTGTCACCATTGTTTGACACATATATTTTAACACCATCTGTAGGGAAAGCTTTTAGTGCATCTGACAGGTTCTTATGTCTCATTGTATTTGAACCATACTCTGCAAATATGGGATAAATACTTTTACCATCATCATACTTTGGATAATACGGGCTAGGACTAACTATTACTATCTGATAGTCTTTAGACAGTCTTTCAAGTGTTGAGAGTTTAACTGGGCCGTTAATATATTGTGAATTTTCTTCCTTACACTCCAATGTTCCATCCGTATCAAAGCAGATCAAACCTAACATAAATATAATAGAACAGTGTGATATAATATAAACGTTTATGTTAGTTGTCTTTTAATAAAGGCTTCGTTATCGGCACGCATGTCTGCCGTAATTTCACGTATATTTGATATTATACGTTCCAATCTAGACAATCTAACAGATTCACCATCAAATAGAACTGTATTAAGTAATGAGTCTTTAGTACATTCTTCTATAATCTCTTCTTTGGTAACTCGTTCCGCTTTCATAACAGCAGTAAGTCCATTAACTGTCATGCGATATAACTCTTCATTACCTTTGAGTGCTCTAAATGTTTCTATATTCATTAATAGTTTTAATGTAGTTGTGTAATATAAATGATTCTAAATGTCTTTACCTGTTAGTTTTTTAAATTCAGATGCTACTAATTCTGCTACTTTTAGTCTGTAATGATAACTTACTGCATATTCATCGTCAGGTGTTGCGGTTAAATTATGAGGAATATGAAGATTCGATTCAATTATTTGTTTAAGTGCTCCGTATAATCTTGCATCTTCTTGGTTCTGCTCTATCTCTTCTAGACTACAAGGTAATTCATATTTCATACGTACACCATCTATTGACTCAATCATTATTAATCTTTTTATTTCTGTGTCTGTAATTGCTGGATACAACTTTTCTTCTAAGGCTAAACTGGCATTTACATTATCTGTTATATTCATTGTTTTGTATCCATCTTTCATGTAAACTTCATCTTCATGTAATTGATGGGGATTCTTAGAGTCTTGTATCTGTTTGTTTAGTATCTTTCCTTGTGTCTTTTTTACTGCTTGGAGTATTTGTTCCAAGTCTTTTAATGATGGAATTGACCTCTCATCTAAATTGTATTTAATTATTTGTCCATCTGGATATATCTCGAATTTCATGAATACCACTTACCAATTTTTCTAAAAGTTTCAGTTATTTCAGGGTCATTAATGTATTCAAGTAATAAATTGTCTGCAATTTTATGACCATTCTCAAAGTCGGCCTCATGATCAACGTTATACTCATGGTTTAATCTACTACTATGTGCATGAGATTCATTTGGTAACTCTTTTAGTATTTTAATTAGTTCTTCTTTTTTCATTTTCCTCAGACGATTCTATCGTAGATATTGTTTATATATTTGTTTCGAACACACCATAAGTTAATTAATAAAAACGATGATGTTCATAGATGCAAATCCCATCATCATTGATTCAAACAAAGTTTCGTGAAAAACAATGTTCTAATAATATATACAATACACTCTAATTTAAACTTTTTAAAAAAAGAAAAAAGGGGTGGTATTATCTACCTTGTTTGTTAATTCTGTCTATTACGTGTTCTAGTCTTTCTATGGTTTTACTCTTATGATCTATGATTCTTTCGAGTTTTTCTATTTCAGACGCATGCCATTCGGTTGTGACATTGCAGATGAAATTACCGTGCTCGTCAATGATTTCTGATGTGTGTCCTACTGGACAACTGCCTTCTGGAATGATATACTTGTAGTCTATTACAGCTCCTCCACCACGATATTCTACACCAAACTCATCTGTGTATATACCATGATAGAATACATCACCAGTAGTATCCCAAGTCATTGGCAAATTCACTGGTATATCTACACTCCAAGTACCATCTTCGTTTACGGTTGTAGTATCCATCACTAGATATTTACCATCAAGGAAGAATTCTACACCTGCCAGTTCACCACCAAACGGTAAACCATCTCTGAGTAGTGTACCAGAAAATATTAGTATTTGGTTTGTATATACAACACTACCAAATTCTTGTAAGGCTGTACCATTCACATAGGTTACTATATCAGTATTGATTGTATATGATGCTGATGCCGGAATTGTTGACACTGTATCAGATAATACAGAATTACCATCTGCGTTTGTCATAAACATTCTGAAAGAATATTCATGTCCTGCCTCTAGATCTGTAATGGTGATCTTACTAAATGATCTCTCACTATCAGGTAAACCCGGATCAGTTAAGATGGTCTCTGAAACTGTGTCGGTGAATGTCCCATCATAGGAATATTCCACAGTATGAGATAACACAGGTAAAGAATCACTTGCATTTTGATATGCCCAAACAAGCACTGCATGATCTTGTGGCATTGCGAGAATAAGTGGATTCTGTGGCACATCTGCATATACAGCTGTTGTCGTTATCGAAGTCATTACTATTAGCATTGCTAATATTATTTTGTTATTTTTTGTCATTCATGAACATAAATAATATAGGTATATAAATCTTTATTGCTATAATATGATATTCACACTATACTAACTAAGGTAATATACTAGATTCATGTGTTCTATGAGTATCAACTATTATAATTATTAATCCATTCCAACTATTAGGAAAGGTATCCCAACTTGTAGTTTGGGCAACATTTCTCTGTGCTGTAAGTACATAAGTGTGTGACCCTGCTGATAGATTTTTATCAAATCCTTCTATCTCAATGGGCATACCACCACCAGTGGCACTATCACTAGCTCCCTCTAAAAGTTCACCAGCTAAGTTATCTTTTCTTATACGTCCTGTTGTATTAACGCTAAAAATACCATTTTGTACTGTTTCAACAAACAAAAATATATTACTATTAGGGGCAGTAGTATTAACCACTATTGTATCAATAATTATTTCTGTCCCAAATCCAACACCTGTAATACCATCAGATAGTGCAGATACACTAACTTCTCTTGTTACATCATCTAAATTCCCTAAAAGTTTAGGTCTAGAATTGGGTGAAAATGCACTCATGATATAATATAAATGTGTATGATAGTATATAATGTTTTTTTGGGTGTATGGAAAGTGGGTTTACTTTGCTACCCAACCTAGAATAGTACAGATGTATAGATCAGTGGTTGTATTGTCTACTTTCATTCTACCAATTTCATCTATACCATCACAGTCTACTAATGGTGGTGTGCCTGAACTTGTGTCAAGTTGAATGTAACCTGATACCTGTAATGCAGAGTTTGGGGTTGATATTCCAAAGCCTATATTTCCATTATTACCATATATTGTTGCTTCAAACTCTGGATTTGATTCATTATTTGTATTTGGAGAGTTTGTAAACCGAATTGATGTGGGATCATCTTTATCATATAATATTAGACTTGCTCCATGGTCAATATATCCAGTTGATATCCTACCATAATCACCACCATGTCCAACACTGAATCCATCATTAATTGGTACATTAACATGTAGTGTATATTCTGGAGTTGTAATTCCGATACCAACATTACCGTTTTTGAGTACAGTTAATGCGTTATGACGACTGTTGTAATTATCACCGTTACCAATTACAAACAGTGTGTCTGTATCAATCCAATTATTATTATTATAATCATCAGATATTTCATTATATTGCCCTAACACAACTGAGGAGTATGATTGTGCTACCGTACCATGACCAAAGACAACTGATCCATCACCACTGGCAACAGTTGAATGACCAAAAGATGCGGAGTCTTTTCCATAGGCCGAAGTGCGGGAATTAAAACTTGTGGATGCATAACCATCGGCTAGTGTGAGATAACCAAAAGCAGAAGCATCATGACCTGTTGCAATAGTGGTGGAATCATTATGTTTCTCTGAATCATCAGATGCAAAGGCAGAGGATGTTGTTAATATAATTGTAAATACTAAAGCTGTTACTATTAATGCTATTTTATTTTTTGTTGTCATTCGTGAATATGTGTTATACGTGTAATATAAACGTTTATACACATCATTGGTCATGTTATATATGATACCACATTACTGCAAGGTATTCCTATAGTCATTTTAGTTACAACCCTTACAAAATATAGTTAATGATTCACCTTCATCAGTATAGTAGAACTCATTTTCTTTAATTTCTCTACCACATACATGACATTCTAAAATCTCAGAAATCCACCCATTCATTTTAGAATCTCTAACCATGATTCATGAGACTCCTTAGATTCCTCAATCCTTTTGATGTTTTTTGTCTGAAATGAATACTCCTAATGTCACTCCACAGAAATTGATTATCTAAAAACCATTCACCTGGACTGTCTAGGTATAATTTTATTTTTTCAATCTCATCTTGTTTAGTCTTACATTCTCTTTGTGCTAATTCAGGTATATCTTTCCAACCATGTTTAACTACCATATGTTTTCTAATGGATTGAGAATTATTAAATACCTCACCCCTACATACATTTCCAGTATTAGACCAATCCAAATCTAAATGACATATTAGAATAGATTTTGGAGAAAGACGTTCTTTCATTTTTGAACCTCAAAAAAGTGAAGATATAAAAAAGTCATTATTAGATATTTTTTATAAAGAGACAATATTTAAACCTTACTCAATATGGATAAAGTGTCTTTTATCGGTTAAGAAAAAAAAGAAAAGAGTGTTGCTCGCTAATCAAGCACTCTCTTAATTTGGTTTTCAAGTACATCCCATTCTCTTTCTTGAAGAATGGCATAAGTGCCTTTGGGAATAACTTGTGTTGCATGTTCTTGATGTACGAGTTTTGTATCTTGTGGTACCTCAACGTATTTCTGTATTGAGACAAACTCGTCTCTCACAGGAATAGTATCGTTTTCTGTTGGTTCATACACTAGAACTTGTCCGTTAAACGTATGATGATGTCCAGTTTGTTCACCATACATGACGGTTTTTGTATCTAAGAGTTTTGCAGATTTGGGAATTGATTTAATTTCCCTAGGATCCACATCTCCCTGTATTGTTAAGAAAGTCATGATTGTAATAATTTCCTCATCTGAAATCTTTGAGTGATCATATTTTTGCCTCTAAATGTTGTATAATTTCAAGGTTGTTATATTCTTCCTCACTCATATTATGCTTCCAAGCCATAGCATCACTAGCCGTCTTCAGGACTGGATTTACAAATGAAACACGTTTTTTCTTAGGATTATCAATGTCTGGATATGTGAGAAATCTTAACTCTTCACCATCAAACTGTGTGGAGTATAATTCATTTCCAAATTTACCTTTATCAACAAGTGTTTTATCTAGTGTGTCTAGGATATTTTCAAAACCATAATGTTGTATTGCAACAAATCTCTGATCTACATTTTTTATAGTTAACAATTCTTTGGCACTTAGTTTTCTATTTACAACTTTACTCCATAATTCTTCTTCAAACACTACTCCACTAATTGCATAAAAACCATAACCTGATTTGAACTCTACGGCTTTCGACGTTATAGAGTGAAGTCTATTATTTTCATCTCTTTTTGTTTTAGGGCATTTTGATATTATACAAATATTTTCAAATACTATTAAATCCCATACTCCTTTTTTTAAAAATTCAATTTGCTGGTTTGTTTTTTGTTTTAGTTTATCATCTACTTTTATCAATCCTGTTTTTAGATAAAAATCAATGTAAGCATAATACCAACTTCTCCACGATAGCCCACCTAATTGAGAAAAATGTGTTAACTGTTGGCTGTAAATCTGGCTGTCAATCTGGCTGCGAATCTGGCTGTCAATCTGGCTGCGAATCTGGCTGTAAATCTGGCTGTCAATCTGGATGCGAATCTGGCTGTAAATCTGGCTGCGAATCTGGATGCCAATCTGGCTGTCAATCTGGCTGCCAATCTGGCTGCCAATCTGGCTGCCAATCTGGCTGCGAATCTGGCTGCCAATCTGGCTACCTTTTTTGTTTGATAAAATATTAGCAAGATATTGACATTGTAAAGGATCATCAAGAATGACAATAGTTGGTTTTTTTCTATTATCTAATGTGTATAGTTGCTCCACACCTTTTTCTACATCTTTGATGGTGATGTCTCTTTGAGTTTGACATATTTGAAGCCACCCATCTCTCGTTTTTGTGATTTCAAGTTTTTGGGATTCTGTTAGGTATGTAATCATGATATAATAACCACCAGTTATATATATATGTGTATCTATAGATGAACTGTATATAGTGTTTTCATATATATCACATTCCAGGTAATGATTGTGTTACCATAGTATGTTTAAGTCTTTTTTCATAATAAAACATAGTCGTTGTGTGTTAACCACACTCTTTCATCATGTGTTAGTGGTGGGTTTACAAATATATCATAATATCTCTCTGCATCCTTACGTCTTAGTGCAATTCTCATAAAATAAACACCATGACGACTTTGATTAAATATAATAATTTTAGTGTTCTCCACATGATAAATATAACTGGTTCGTTTGTTACGTCTAGATTCTTGTATTGATACTAGCCTAACCCTGTTACCGTTAATTTTTTTAACCTGTCTATTATATGTATTCCTGTCAGCTAAGAACATCATTTTATTTGGATCTACTCTTGCCATGTTATACTCCACGTTCTGGAGGAAGATCACTGGGTACGTTTTCCCTGTCAATGTCTTCCAATTCTATGTCATCATTTGTTTTCTTGCTGTATGGTGCTAGTATGATTTTGTGTATTGAAACTACTATTACAAAGTTAATTGATGCTTGTGCAAGAAATTCAGATACACTAGACACATGAATTACTGTGTTGTCATCCATAGCTACATACATGAATGCACCTACTCCTATGATAACACCCAATAGTGTGGTTTTTCCCACCTTAACCCAATCAACAGATACATCCTCACCAGATAATGATTTTGCTATTTTACTAATATAACCAGTTGTGGTATAATACATACCGGCTGCTATAAATGTGGAAAATCCCAAAATTTGACTCAATAATGTGTAATCTGTGGTGGACTCACCCTGAGCATAAACATGTGATACACCTACACTAGACAAAAATATAATAAACCCTATTAATATAGTTTTCTTAAGATTCAATAATATTTGTATTATCTCATATTATTTAAAGTTTTTTGATAGTTCCTGTCCAAGAATTGGTGCACATATAACTATGGAATGATATTAAAATATTGGCAATTAAGCTCTTCATGAGAGCACTACTATATTTTTAGTTATCTACAGAATCAAAGATATCACATAAATTATACCAGTGACAACGTGATTTTTTACCACTAGAATATTTGACATCCATTTTCTGGAGTCTCTTTTTTATGGTATTAAGAATTTCCATACTCATTTAGGATCTTCCCCATTTGTGGAAATGCAACAACCAATCCTGATAGTATTGGCCAAATAAACATTTCAATTAAACCAAAAATTAGTATCTCGGTAGAAATTACATGTACTGGAATTATTACAACCATACCCGAAGAATAACCTAAAATGAAACTGGCTAAAATTTTTGCTCCTCTTTTTTTCCAGTTTATCATTTAGATTCTCCATATATTTGATCTAGTCATTATCACAGACTAACCTTTAGACTTACTTGTGATATGAGAATAGTTGCAGCCGTACTATCATAGTTCTTCACTGCTATTTGTAATGTATCAGTTGTAGTTAGTTCTATACCATTAGTTCTTGATATTTGAACCTTTCCAGCGTTTACTGTATGTGGTGGATTAAAGCCAATCTCAGTACCATTTTTTAATAATACTATTCCTATATCTAGAGAACCACCACCACTTTTTTCTATTGTTGCACCATACTCTATAGAATATCGTCTTGTTTTAACAGCATTACAAATTACTTGCCCTTCATTTGATACACCCTCAATAAATCTCTCTAAGCCACTAAATGCCCAACTAGCACTAGTAATCACCTCAAAGGCATCCTGAGCTAGAGATGAACTGCTAACTTCAGCACCAAAAATCTCTAGTCCTGTTTCTGCTGTCCACATACTATCATCTACTCCTTCGTTGTTTTCTGCCAATACTTGTGGGTCAGTTTGGTCTCTACTAGATGCATTAAAGAAACCACTTTGATCACCATCAAATACTGCTGCTATCAGAAATTGGGCAGATGCACCTGTTGTTGTTATAACAAAGTTACCATTATAATTAGATGAGGCAAACCCAAGTAATTCGACACATTGACCATCAATTAGATTATGTGGCCCTGTAGATGTGACCTCAACTATTCCTGGACTAAAATCTATCATAGAATTAGTTGCTTGGTCAGGTAATACTTTGAAGAGATCTCCTGGTTGTGCATCTGAATCTCTTACTGTAAATATACTTCCATCAGGAGAACATTTTCCAAAATCTAATAATGAATCACCTGCGGAATATCCAAATGTTCTAAGTGTATTTATAGTGATATTTGGAGGAAAATTACCTGTAATAACAGTAAGTAATGTTAGACCTGTTGCGGTAGATTGGTTACCAGCACTATTAATTATTGCACCACCTAAAGTATTTCGTGTTATAAGACCATTATTGAGAAAAGCAAAAGCACAATCTCTAAAACGATAAAATGGTATATCTATTGTTCCCAGTGAATCAAAAGCAGCAAAGATGGTATAATCTACTTCAATAATATTAGTACCTAATATATCAAATACAGAATTTGTTCCATTACCTGCGAGGGTAATTCTACTTGATACAATATTGAAAATTGCATTTATTGGATTTAGGTTTTGAAATAGTGCTCCTGCCCCTGTATATGTTAATACAGTATTTGGAACTGGTGAAAAGATTTGTAAAGTTGAACCTAAACCAATCTTGAAGGGTTTTGTGAGAGTGAAGGATTTACCAATAACTACTCCTATGTTATCTCCATCTAGAATTTCTATATTTGAACCTAGTTCTAATTCTAGTTGTGCTTGGTCTAGTGCATAAATAAGATCTGGTGGCTGAAGTGGAATTGAGCCTTTGAATGTAACACCATCTTGATTAAATGGTGCAACTGCTGTTCTTTTTCTTAAAAGTTCCCCGTTAAGTAGTTGATCTATTGTAATTTCTGCCATTAGTTTCCCACCGCCACAAGCCTATTTCCTAAATTATCTACAAGGAAATTTTTCTCACCGTTTTCTAGTAATGGAGTCTTAAACCAATATGCATCATTATCATTTTGATTGTTAAATGTTGTAGCAACATAATCTGCACTTCTAAATTTATTTGAGAACTTAACCTCATCTAGTATTCCATCAAGTGACATAATACTCTGAAACCCACCAGCTAAACTATCTTGGTCTTGAGCATAAACCAATGCACCGCCATCTGTAAAAGATACTCCCTGTTGATGTATTGTCTCAAATACATTAACACCATCAAGATATACAATTAATTTACCATCTGATGAACGCCATGTAATTACAAGATGATGAAGAATATTATCATCAAGTGCAAGACCAGTATCTACAGATACACCAGTGATATACACAAGTAGTGATGATGGTTGAATTACAAGAAAATGATTAAATCCAGCACCACCCATACCTGGAACACCATATGAGATTAATCCTGATGCACCCTTACTAGTTTTAAACCAAAACTCACAGGTTAATTCAGTTGTTGGGAATCCTGTATATGGATTTCTTATTGAATAATCATCAACTGTTCCATCGTACTGTTGAGCATTTCCTATTACACCTGGCACTGGTATTAGTGCAGAGCCAAAGTTGGTCATGTTTTGTGCGTTACCTGTAGAATCGTCTGCGTTATTTTGTAAGTTATAAACTGACTTGTAGTTTACATCATATACTGCTGGTGGGTTTTGACCATCTGTATCTGTTGATTTTCCAAATGTTAATTGTACAATCTGACCATCTTTAACCACACCCATCTTAAACACAAGTATAATATCTGCTGATGTATCTAGGTTTATTGTAACATCTACACTTTCATAAGGTAATGGATTTCCTGCAAAGTCAAATACTCTAATATCAAAACCAGATGCTTGTTGTAATATTCCAATTCCTAGAGTATCTGTAATTACTAGAGGTATGTTTGTTTGTATTGGGACTTGTTCTTCTAATCCTATAGAAAAAAATGCATCATCATCATTTTGATTGTTATATACTGTCTTCATCCAGTCAGGCGATACAGCACCATTTATCATATTAAATTCATCAAGGCTACCATCAAGTTGTATTGGTGCATTTCTATCATCACCTATTTGTAGTCTTGACCCAGCAGATGTTGGTTTTGGGTTGATTGTTGTTGTAAAGGATAATTCACCATCCATATACATTTCTAAGGTGGTAATATCTCGAACGACAAAACCAACTAGATGGTCTTCATTTATTGAAAGAGTCATTCCTGAGGCTATATTTGGGTCATCAGGAAAGAAAAGATCTAATTCACCATCTAATACTGAAAAATGCCAGTCCTCATTTCCCGCACCACCAGGATTGAACCATTTTGATGCAATTAAATGAAAAGCATTGCTAGTTTGTATGTTTATCCAACAGTAAACAGCAATATTAGTAGTGTCTAGTGATGGGTTGGCAGGTGTGAAATAAACATCTGTTAGCCCAAAAAATTTAGCGGCTCCAATTTTTCCTGCTGTATTTTCGGGACCACCGCCAACAATACCATCATTACCATTTGATGTGCTGTCTATGATGTTTCCTGACTGTTGATTCATGTGTTGGTTTACAACAAAATTATTACTCCAAACAGCGTTTTTATCTTGTTCATCTACTGCCAAAGGATTATCATAGTATATGAAAATATCATCGGCATCGCTAATAGTTGGCATTTTTACCGTAGCAATTATCTTACCAGTTAAAGTATCAAATTCTTCAATTTCGTACTTTAGCTGTATATTATCTAATTTTGTGAATCTTAATTCTTCTTCTGTGAATCCAATTAAACTAGGGATTGTTCTATTTATCTTTGTAGGAAAATCGTTTTGTGTTGATGGTACCTTCCCTACATTAATGGTTAATTGGACTCTTTTTTGCCACAAAAGATTAAACCAATCTACATTTTGTGATGTAGATGGGACTTGACCTCTTCTTATTTGATAAAATTTATAAAATTGATATGTATCATCTGCTATTGGTGGGAATAGTGCTAGAAGTTGTTTGCCTGTTATAGGTGTTATACCTACTCCAAGCCCCTGTGGAGGCCAGTAGTTAGGTCTTAATCTGTGTCTTAAAACTTGTAATTGTGATGTGCCTTGTGATGGAAAAAACACCATTACTCTCTGTTCACCTGATCTATAAAGCACTCTGCATTAGCTGTCACGGTGGAAAACTTTATGTTGAAAGTGGATGTGTTAATCACTCTGACATCAAAGGCAAATTCGGCATTAGCCGTTATAGCCACACCATTATTAACAGCCTTGAAAAATGTACCGTCAGTTGTGTATAAAATTATATCATCGGTAGCAACAGTTAACCATATTCTAATTCTTCCTACCTCACCATCATCTAACTCAACTGGAATTACATCAGATGCAAACCAATTGGTTGTACTTTTTGATGTATTGGTAAAATTATCTAAAGGCTTTGAATCTGCCTGTAAATTAACCTGTTTAGCTTGATAACCTGGCTGTTTACTAGGTACTGTAGGAGTAAGTGTCATATATATGTTACTATTGAAAAAACATAGTATTTAAATACTATATACGTCAATATTACACAGATTTAAATATCTGTAAAATAGTCTATTTCACTATCTTTGTTCATTTTTATCTCACCCTCATGGAATTCTTGGTTGCCGGAGGTTGAGAAACTGCAGCAAAATTCTTGCTCAAATAGATAACCATACTCTTTTTTTAGACTCTCAATGTCTTCCTTAAATAGCATTTTTCCCAAAGAGACTTGGTATGGTTGAAGTAATGGGTAAAAGTCTATTGTTGGTGGTTCTTCATTAGCCTTATCAAATATCTCAAAGAAAAAGTTACTCCTACCGTTAGGGGTAGATTCTAATATGAAATCCGCGTCTATAATATTAGCAAGATTTGGTCTTACAGCCTTATAAACCACACTATCATCATGCCTGTTCACAAAAGCAGCCTCAGACATAAACACACAAATTACATTTTCCTCACCTCTAACAGATTCATTTGCTGGGTAGGCTGTAATTGTTATACCGTTGAATAAATCAACTACATTTTTAGCGTCATTTAATACTATATCACCCTCTTCCCAGAAATTTCCGTTAATGTCTGTAAAACCATTCATAAAAAGTGCCTTAAATCGTTTTATAAATTCGTTGGCTATACTCTGTGTGTTTCCAGCTACGATCATAACCTTATGTTCTACGTATCTACCCTTAACAACCCTCCCTTTTATAATGTGATCAAAGCAGTTATACGCTATTGTTCTTAAAGCTGTCTCTGTTGCACCTATCTTTCTAGACTTGTTTAATATGACCTTGTGTTTTTTTTGTACGGCGTTAAAATACTCTAACTGATAATCAAATATATCAGTTCGCACACCGTTGTTTGGGTGTTTTGGGTTTCCAATCATTCTGTTAAATTCTATAAAATCATACGGCATAACTATAGAGTGGTTTTTTTTAGATATGTTTTTTGTCCAGATCTCCAGTTGTTTGGAACTATTCTTTACACCCATATATAAGTGTTATTGCTGTAATATTATTTAAGTATTTATTAATCCTCCTCCTCTTCATCATAAGATAATTCTAATAGTAACTGTGTTTTCCACTTTAGCCTCTCATCCTCTGTCTCATTCTTTATCATTAATTCATCATTAGGTATTTCAGGTATTGGTATACCTATCTTGGAAAAGTCCTCTATTAATCGTTCATATTTTATCTGGTACATTGAATCACTCATTGTTTTTTGACTGTTCTCTATATGCCACATAATTCTTGACAGATCTTTAGAGTCAAATTCCAGCCTAGCCATTAACATTACATTTATATATAACCTAATATAAATGTGTAATTAAACTGTTCTTGTAGTTAATTTAGTGTGGTTATGTTTTTTATTGTTTTCATACCGTTCTTTAGCATAGGCTAACTTATACTCCCTGTTATTTTCATACCATTCTTTATGTCTGGCTAAGTCATACTCCTTATTATTTTCACGCCATTCTTTATTTTTGGCTAACCTATATTCCCTGTTATTTTCATGCCATTCCTTTTTATAAGATGCATGATATTCACTGTTATTTTCACGCCATTCTTTATTTTTGGCTTTTTTATGTTCGTCACTTACCATATTTTTTTAACAACCTCTTATATTTTTTAGATGTTTTATCAATTCTGTAATTTCTTGGTTTATATTTTTTTAACCATTCATTATATACATTAATACCTTCATTGAATGTTTTGTTAATTTCCTTATCTGATAAGGTGAGTGTTCTAGTTTTAATAATGTTTCACCATATAACCTTACTTTTTCTTATCCTTTTTTCGTTGTGGTATTACAACATCATTTATACATGATGTACAAAATGTCTGTATAAAATATACAGACTCACCACAATAAGCACATTTCCGAACAGTTGTGTTACTCAATAGTGCCTCACTAGTGGCTTTATATCCATCTCTGCTATATGTTTTTTTACTAGTATTTCACCATTAGATTCTACAATAACTTCTACCATTCCTATATCTGGTGTTGTTCCTGCAACACCACCTCTAAATAAATGTCCATCAGGGTACTTCCAAGCAGGAGTAATTATCCCGTGTGTATGTACAAATTCTACGTGGACAAAATAATGAACGTGTGATCTTGCTAGAACATCAAAACGACCCATCTTACCCTTTTCAAACACCATACCTGCCATTTCTCTGGATAGAGCCGTCGTCCTATATGATGCCCATTTATTAAATCCCACGTGGTGAGAACAATTAAATATCTTTCCGTTTAAATCAAATATTGCATAATAATCAGTAAACCCACTACCTCCAAATGCCTTATATCTACCTGCATCCATCTGTCGTGCAAATATTTCCTCAAAGTTTGTACCTTGCAAGTCTACGTGATAACCTGAACCTCTGGTAATTAAAAGATTTTTGTAGGGTATTTTTTTAACTAACTTACCTGCATCAATTAATTGATCTTGGATGTTTGTTGACCATGATTGTTTTCCTAATCCTTTAGGATTTCCACCATCACAGGGCTCACCGTTAATTACCAATACATCTGGTTTTTGGTGTAACTCGTCTATACACTCATTCCAAACACTGTATAATTCTTTTTGTAATTTGGTCGGATTATGTACAGTTCCTAAATCTGCAATTTCTGGTTCCTGTGTACATATAGACGTGGAACTTCCCACGTGCATGTCTGAAACAAGTAATACAGATTTAGAACTCTTTGCCATTAAAACTTATTTCTCATATAACACTATATTAACCTTACTATACAGTACGATGTATAGGTTCACGACCTAATCTAACATAAATTCTATGTAGTTCATCCTCCAACTCTCTAATACCATAATCAAACACAGCACTACATTTTTTTATTTTACATTCTAATAATATATAATTTAGACGTGACAGTAATTCACGTACATTCCCACCACACATAGTGCATACTATCTCATCCATTTATCTAAAACCTCTCCAACATATCTACACTCTCCACATAGACACCACCCACCAAAATTGGTTAATATGTTCCCTTCCGAATTACCACATTTCTTACAAATCATAAACATATATTATGTTGTGGTACTATTTATCTATTTCTGCCACCAACAGGTTTAAGAAAATATGTCACCTTTTGATCTCCTGGGTTGTTTGGTGGGCTTATAAGCACAACTTGCCATAGTTTTTTGGATTTTTCTAATCTCATCTGTGTACCCAATGAAGGTCTTAACCCTTCGTCAAGTTTGCTAGTCTGAATAAATCTGTTTGGTTTACCATATAAACCTAACTCAAAAAAGTCATAATTCATAGTGGATTGCTAGCCTTAAACTTTGGACGTCCAAACCTACCTCGTATATACCTCTGTAATTTATCCTCATAGTCCTTATTCATTTCTTCTGTACCATTTTCTAAATAGTAGAAATATGCAACTGCTCCAAAATTAACCAGTTCAAACTCTATTTCAGTAGGGTTTATTATTGGATTTGTAGCATCATCTTGTGTGCCTATGTTAAACATTGCTTGTGTGAACAACCCCTGGGAATATTCACCGGCCTCCCTTAATCTACGATTTGTGGTCTCATCATTTGCATCAACCTCACCTATGGTACTTCGTAACTTGTCCAAATTGTAAAGTCTTGTACCCATAACATTTATATATAACCACTGTTATTTAAGTTATTAGATGAGTCCACAAGATGAGCAAATCACTGATGAACTTATTGAGAAATACTCTAAACTTTTAGATGATCTCGCTACTGACGATTAATTTAAATGCCATACCATTATAGATTTCCTAGATTGTTTTGACACTAGTGATACTTTTATCTTGCCTTCCATGTCTAAAGCATATTGAATTAATTTAGTGAACTCATCTGTTGATATTACTGGACACTTGATTCTACTATACTTTAATTGTTCTTCATGTACAATACCTTTCTGGTCTACATACCATAAATCGCATATACCTCTAGAGGCATAATTACGATCACCACGTATGGCTATTTTCTTGTCTAAAAGATCTCTAATTCTTCTTCTCTCAAAGCCTGCACCTGCCAAATAATTTTTATTTGCCATTACATTCTTTACATTTGTTTGTTTCGGTCACCACCTCATCACATATAGAACATGGCTTATATCCAATATAGTTTAGTTGGTTGGTGACCTCTAGGAGTCTTATTTCCTGTGATCGTGGTTCTTGTTTTTTCCGTTGTAACTTGTTAATACTAATTTTTAGTTCCACGTATTCTTGTTCAAGTGTCAACATGGATTCTATCACCTTATTACAACCCACACACATACTCTCCTCAAACTTATATTCAGTCTTACACCTGTTACATACACGTACTGGAATACTATAGTGGTTTTTATTACATTTCTTATGTATTATGTCGTTCCATGTGATCTGATGTTTTCCGTGTGATTTTTCACCTTTAAGTGCTATACCATATATTTCTGTTTTATCTCCACATGTGTCACACGACCAATCAACCTTTAGATGGTAGTTTTGCCTTGCAACAATTTCCTCTAATTGAATCATATATAAATCTTACTAATAGGTGGTTTATAAATGTTACTATTATATAAGATTTTATAAAAAAGGATTAAATATAGAAATTATCTATTATCTCTACATTTTAAACATTTTTCTTGATCTGTGTTGAGTAAACACTCTACATCACACTGTTCACAGTTCTTTGTGCACATATACAAGTCCTCACCACCCACACGATATTCCTTAAAGTGGATAAATTGCCCATCTCTTTGGAACTCACAAAATCCTAACTCTGTAAGATATTCCGTAATGTATGATATATCATATTTTGTGGATCTTTCTAGCATGGATTGTGGATATTCGGGTGATTGTGATGCACGTTCTATCTGTTGTGCTGTTTTTGTCACTGTACTCACTCTCCATAAATCTAGTTTTTTGTCATCGTTTATGTAACTAACATATATTACATCATCATGTATCTTAGCCATTAATTTCACCACCACTTATAGTAATCCCGGAAAGCATATTGGCTTCTTCTACCTCTAGATCCATTCTGTTTTCACAGTCACTATGTGCTTTGTTTATGTTACCCAAGTGACACCATGGACATATTTTCCTATTCATAAATTATACACCTCAGATAAAAAATCTCTGGTTTCTTGTATAACTGTTCTCATACGTTGAGTCTGTTGTGGTGGTATCACCATACATGCTCTGGTAATGTCTGTTAACCGGAGTTGTATTTTTTTCAACTCTAAATCGGCTTCTTTTGTACTGATTTCTTTATTCATGATATAGTGTAAAACGAAAGAGTATATATTCAATACGTAATGTTTATATATACAAATCCAAAGACTTTATATAACTACAATAATTGTCCCTTGAGTCATTTTTACAGAGGGGACTCAATATCAGGAAACCTGACGGGATATATAAGGTATAACACACTCCTTAATAAAGATTAATCCAGTGTTGACACATATCCTAAATAATACACCTCACATGTTTTGTTATAGTCGATAGGTGTCATCTGAATTCTTGGAAATTCTTCCACTATTGACACATTTTTGAAATACCATTTTGGCTTGATCTCTGTTAAAGTATAACCCATTTGCTATCTCAACCATAAAGTCTTCTTCTGTAAATGTCTCTTCATCTATACCTAATCTCTGTAAACAATCAGAGATAAAGTCCTCCTTGTTCATTTGCTTTTGTGTCTTAAATGTCTCCATCACATTTCCATCACTTGGGTCAATTCCAAAACTTTTTAATGACTCCTCAAATATATCACAAATGGCTTTTGCATCATTCTTGTCTGCTTTATCTCTCATGTGTATTCTTGCATGTGCCATTGTTAGTTTGGCTAAATCTTCTATCTTTCTAGGGTCTATAGGTATCTTATTTTGTTTTTTTGAAAAGCCTCTTATTCTCACATAGTATTCTGCTATGTGTTTTTTAGCCTCATCTGTAAGTTCTGGGACATATGTCATCTTTACATAATTTATAAATTTCTTAATCTTCTCAGCATCAACAGTTATCTCCGTGTTTACACTCATTTCTTTTAATATGTGTTTGGCAATGTCTGCATCTCTATACTCATCTACCTCATCACGTATAAGCCATATTATTGCAAACCTTGACAGTAACGGTTCAGTTAAATTAATTTGATCAAGTATTGGGAGATCTTTCCATCTACCTGACTTTGGGTTAGCCGCTGCTAGTATTGTCGTGTTTGTAGGTAATGTGCCATGCATGCCTACTTTATTAATAGGCACGAACCCCTCGGCCATTGCTGTCAATAATGCTTCTCTATCATGTGGATTCATCTTATCGATTTCATCTATTATAGCAGTTCCCTCATTCGCTATTGTTAGAGCACCTGGTAGGAAAACAAGTGGTGAGTTTGATGTGACTCTGTCCATACCTCCTGTAAGACCAGCTGCTGTATTACCTTTACCTGTTGTGAATATACATTTTTGTGTTATGTTCATTGTTTCTTTCATGATTGTGGATTTAGAAGTTCCTGGATCACCTAACAGAAACACTGCTATGTTGTTAATCTTTTTACTTGTTTCTGGTGCACTCACTGATGATAGTAACACGGTTTTTTTAGCTTCGGTGTTCCCTAGTGTGGTATATGCCGACTTTGTTAGTTCTGTAAGAAAATCTTTCTCTTTGACAAGTTCTTTCCATTTCTCTATCTCGTCCTCTGTAGGTAAAAGTGTTTCCTCTTCATCTAAAGATATAATGCAAACTATATCTATAAACGGCTCGTTGTATTTTGTCTTTGCTTTTTTCTCCTGTCTGAACTGTCCCACTATAATCTTTTTTTGTCCTACAAATGCCTCACCTACAAAATCACCATATAATTTGGCTTTGAAAACATTGGGTTTACCGTGTCTTGATTCTGTTATGAACTCTGACAACCATAATATTTGTACATATTCAGATTCTAGAATTCTATACTCTCGCATTTTAGTGTCACACGTGTTACATAATACACTATCTAGTCTTCTATGTTCGTCACATGTTACTGTTTTTGAAGCTTGGCATTTGTCACACATAAAATCTGCCTTGGTTGTCACTGTCATTCTATCCTCCACAGCTATAACGTCACAATGAAAACTTATTATTTTGTCATAAAGGTTAGGCTCTATATCCTTGATATTGATGTTTGTGTCAGATATAAATTCTAACTTAGGTTCCAAGCCATATAATTTTAGAATGTCCATAATATATTTGGTAAAACTTCTTGTGTATGCCTGTATCATTACATGTATATATTCATCATTCAGATCAAAGTAGAACGTGTTACTTAGTTGGTTATAGTTGTAATTGCACCTTACATATATAATCAGATAGTCATGCCATTCTTGAAATGATCTAGGTAGTTTTTTTGGTTTTTCTGATTTCACAACACCACTCTCTTTTAATGCTAATTCAAACATCTTACTAAGTAATGGTATATCCATCGGGTGTTCATATACTTTCTCACGTCTAAACAAATCTACCCATACCTGGTTTGTGTTTTTTCCTTCCTTTAGTAGTTTAACAGCATATATAAATGCGGAATCCTTTCTAACTGAATCGTTACCATATTCAAAATCATCCACATTAAATCCTTGTGTCTTTAAATGATTTAATATACCTGACAATCTCACCTCTGTTATATTTTCATTATTAGATACGTTAGACCATTCATGATCGTCCAGTGTCTCACCATCACCATGTATTATGATTTTTGTGCCGTCCTTTTTCTCCAACGTTCTGGATCTTGTCTCATCAAACTCATATGGTTTTAGACACACATAAAACACACCGACCGAGTCTGTTAAGATTTTAGTTTTTGCTTTGACAGCCTCAACATCATCAAATATCACACTAAGTTTTTCAACTTCAAAAACAACCACATCCTTACCACACTGTATCATATTGTTTGTTCCTTTTTATATAACAAATCATTTAATTTATTAAAAAAAGCAAGTGATTTCTTGAGTGTTTTTTTGTCAGTTATATATTTGTCCCAACACCTTATATTAAAAACATCATCTGGGTCTGCTTTATCTATATCCATAAACTCTGTAATTTGCCCAGCCTTTGTGTGACTTTTGGATTTTTGATATTTTATGGCAGCATCCCATAAGAATTTCTGCATGGTAATATGGGATCTTAAAGCGGTGATCTTTATTTCATCATATTGTTCTTGATTATATATAGTAAATGTAGTGTGTACCATAAACATCTATTATTACTAGTTATAATATATACCTTACTAGATATCTAATTTACTTACGTATGTACTTACTTAGGGTTTACTCCCTTACTTGGCTTTCTACGTTGCCATTCTGTTGATTTTGACATTTTTATTTCCATAGATCTTCACGGTCTTCAAAGGACACGTCAATAACATCATAACCATTACCTTCAAATACAAGCTTTTGGTCAAAATCCTTTATTCTGGCTCTCTTTGTCTCATGTATTAACCCATTAACTCTAATGATTAATCTTAAGGGCTTTATCATAATGTCTGGTTTTGGTGCTGGTTTGGTTGGATAGATTATTTCTGTACCTTCCATGACTGGTTGTAAGTTGTTTAGTCTTTTTTGTAGTATCATGATTTCACTTATCTCTTTCTGTGTCATGTCATCAGGAAAACAGTTTTCTATTAGTTCATTAACTAGTTTCTTTTCTGACTTCGTGAATTCTATGTTACCGTTTCTCCGCATTTTATAGAGGATCCACGATCTGTCATTCATGGCACTTATTCAAAACACTTTTCTAGGATTTCCAATACTTTACTTTTGGTGTATACCGTGTCTTCCATACCTGCAGACTTTATATCTTTTAACACATCTATTAAATTATCACTAATCTTGAGTGGCTCTACAAATGCCATCTTATAGTCATTTGGTATATTTGACATTCTTAATACACCTTTCAGATATTCTACACTGTAATGTGTTTTACCCAATAGTTATCTCCTCATCATCTGATAGTAAACTCTTATCTATAAGCCCTTCCTCACTAGGTAAATCTAGTTCAACTGTTGGACCCTCATTGGCCTTATAGTCTTTTGGTGACACTTCTTTTTTAAAGGCTTTAACCTCCTTCTCAAGTATATTATAGTTTATGTTATATGATATAATTTTACTGTCACTGTTGATCTTTTCTACCAGTTTTATCTCTGACATATCTAAGTTGTTTGAGACTAGGGTTTTTGCAATTATATTACAAAGTATTTTTTTTGCCTTCCTTAGTTCTTCTGGAATGTCCTCCACACCTCTATTTGACAGTTTGAATGGCATGGTTAACTTTGCAAAATGTGGTGAGTCTACCATCTTAGCTCTCCATTTAGTATCAGAATCATTCATTACATACATTCTATGTGTTGGTTCATGTCCTACAATGTTTCCACCTATTGGTTTTGTAGGGTCACCGAAAAATTGTCCTGGATCATGTTGTACTTGGTTGGTCATCATAACCCAACACTTAAAGTATAATGGCATTGCACCCAATTTACTCATTAGTGGTTTAAGATAATTCTGTCTGTCTGATAGTTCACCTCTGCCTAGAAATTCCTTTCTTATTTGTCCTATAGCACCATCAATCACTACAAGTTTAACCTCACCTTTAATCATTTCTTCGGTTATATTATTAATAATGTTAAACGTCTCTGTGGAGTTTGTGGCTGTTCTTATTATTAATCTGTCCAAGAAATTTATCATGTCATCTTCCTCATCACTGAGATATCCTCTTGCACGTGCTATTTCTAATAGTCTTTCCACGTCAAAGGTATCCTCACAGTCTATTACAAATGCTTTATCACCATTATTAAGAACCTCCACTATACATGACATTAAATACTGAGTTTTACCAGAACCAAATGCACCATATACTTCGGTAAGGCTTTCCTGTTTGGGTCCCTTACCACCAAATAATATATCTATTGCTTCACTACCTGAGGAGAGTGTAGGTAAATCCCTCTTATACTTGTAGATCTCCAGTGCTGACATTACACGTGGGCGTATTACGTTTGCCTTTTCTAGAGCATCTCTTGAGTCGTTCCATAGTCGTGTTGCCTTATCCATGTCTAGACCTGTAATTCTTTTAATTTCTTCAGCACTAGACATACAGATATCATGTAAATACCGTAAACCAGATTCTTCCATCCTTTTCATTTTGGTTGGTCCTACACCATCAATACTGTCAAGTTTAAAATCAACCCGTTCCTTTTTTACCACAATATATTTAATTCAAAAAAACACTATATAAATCTATACATAAAGTCATCATTATTCTCAAATTATTTCATAGATAGAAAACAGGTCTGCACAGTTGCGGGGGGTTGTTTTCCTGAAATCACACAATTATGAGATCACCCTATAATGGTGTTACTGTATATATAAAGTTATTGTTAGTTAGGTTCTGTGTAAAAAACTGTCAACCATGACGTTATCTCCTTCCTGAGTTATAATATTTAATATGGTTTTTAGATCATCTTGTGTTATATCTTTGTTTGAATCGATTAAAAAATCAATATAAATTTTTATTGCATTTATTTTAGGTATCTCTTTAGGAAAATTCATTTATTATCCACCATCTGTCTCCAGTTATTTAGAAGCATGCCTATCACTGCTGGTTCTATGATGTCAACCTCTATACATTTAGTTAAACATGTGACATACATACCTATAACCTTATCCAGTTTCTTTAATTCTTCATCTGTAGGTTCATAGTTAACCTTCCCTGCCAATGCTTTGGCTTGTTGTATTGTTTTCAGTTTGGTTATCTCCTTTGAGGCATCTGCCTTACTAAATGGTGGTTTACCTTTAAACCCTAAATCATGTAAAAACTTTAATTGTGCATCACTTGCTATTTCTGTCATTTTTTCTCCTCTAACACTTCTTCAAAAGCATTATCTAGTTTCCATTCTTTCTCTTGCATGCTTAAGTTGAGTAACTTATTATATTTTTCTGCTTTCTGGGAAATATTTGTTAACCAATCAGGTTCGAAAAATTCTTTTTGTGTAGGTTTACTCTGATCTCCATAAATAATTCGTAACATTTTTCCTCCATCTGTTCTAGTAAACCTTTCAATATACCCAAATTTTGTATTCATAGTGTTTCTCTATTACTTCCTTTCCCTATAATAAGGTTTCTTTTAATAGAAATCTACTCCCATCACTTCCCACCCATTACACCAATAACAGACTCTTATGTGTTTTCCAGTAAATATATGATGTGACCCACAAGTATATGTGCCACATCTAACACAAGTAAATAAATTAACATGATTTTTACAATCAGGAACACTACAAATTCCACTATATGTTCTATATTCTTGTTTTGGGTAAGACATTATTTCATAATCACTCATAACTTTTCGCGAATGTGTTATAATATAAATGAATCGTTTTTAGGACCTTGGTGATTCAACCCAAGTTATAAAACCATCTATCTAGCAGGCACATCCCGTTTTATCTTGGTATTTTTCCAAGGGATTTTTTATACTGACGAAGCTTCCACACGCCCTATTATAACATATAATAGGTTAAATATATGTGTTTATAGGGCCGTAATTCATCATTACACTGTTATATCTTCAATATTTTTACATGTCATAACTTCTAAAAACCGTTTAATGTTTTCTTGGTCATATTTAGGTGGATTCACTATTCCTCTAGTGAGACTGGTATCTCCGGTTTTAGCGATTTCTATTAATGTTTCTACTATTAATTTGCTCATGTTATATTGTTCAGTATTAAATGTTCTACTGGCATATTTCTTGTGAGTAGGATATTTTTTTAGATGTTCTTCTGCCCAATTTTCTTTATGAATACCTATAACTACCTGACAGTCTTCACAATATACTAGATCATTTAATGTGTCATTATTAACCATTATTATACTTGAGTGAAGCAATATATATATATATATATCTTTCGTTATGTTTGGTTTTGTTGTTTATATAATTCTATGGTCTCTTTTAATTTTTCAATATGATCATCTATGTTAATTTTAAACACCTTACTTTGTCCATCGGCTGACGACATTATAATTATTCCTAATTTAATATTTGTTTTTTGTAACTCATTCCACATTAATGCATATGCGGTTAACTGTAATGTGTAACTTGAAATATCGTCTTTCATTTTAGAACTCGTTTTAAAGTCAATCACCGCATACTCACCTTTATAGTCAGCTATGCAGTCCACTCTTCCGGCTATTCCAAGTTTCTCACTGTATAGGTTTGCTTCTAAAACCCTTATTCTGTCAATTTTATCTACCTCAGTTTGTATATTCCTAAAGTGTGACATGGGGTATAGTTCTGCAAATGGATCGAGTTTTTTATTATTAAGATAATCTTCTATGAGTTTGTGGGCTTTTGTGCCTATACTTGCTGATCTTCCAGATATTACACCAGATGTTTTTGTTCCAGAGTGTTTTACTATACTATTATATATACTATCATCTATGTTTATTTCCTTTTTTACCTTTGTAGCAACTTCACCACCCAATCTGTCTTTCCAGTCCTTTAACCATCCTTGATCAAGTATGGATAAAACAGTTGTGACAGATGGAAACACCTGACCTTTATGGTTTTCCCAGTGACGTTTGCCTTTTATTCTACGTTCTTTAAGAAGTTTTAGGCGTTTCGTTGTTACTTTCAGGAATCTTTTTTGGCTCATATTTTTTCTTTAATTCATCACGTTCTTTTATTAGGGTTTTTATAGTGTCCTCACGTTGTATAATTTCAGCAAGTAATGATTTAAATAAACTTGCTACTTCACCTGTGTAATTTGTGGTTAATGCAAATATTTTATTTATTTCTTGTTCTAATGTTCTTGGCATATTATTGTTAGTTACATATACTATATATAAATGTTACTCGGACGACAACTCAACCGATGTCTTTTTTACTACATCCAACAGATTGGTAATTTTACCCTCCTTTGTCTCTACTTGAAGCCCGTGAAACATATAATCATCCTCGTCTACTTTTTGGTGACTTGTCAGTGCTGATAATTCCTTGTACACTAGTTTTTTTATGGTGTTTATAAGAACTACCTCATACTCATTTATATCAGAACCTCTTAAATTAACTAAAAGTTTCCTAATTCCCACTTCAAATTTACTAATTGTTGGACTTATATTCAAAATTTACTACCGTAATAATATATTATAATATACTATATAAATGTTACGTTTTTTGGGTTCTGTGTAGTTGTCGAGACCTAAAACCTATTAATAGGCTGTTAATAGATTAGAATAAGTGAAGTACAAAACTCAAGTAAAATGTAATGATTGTGGATTAATCTATTTTATTGAAGATGCTGATTGGTGTATTCATTATAATACTTGTGAAATTGGAACTAAATCATGTCCACAATGTCATAATTGTATATGTCATGGTGAGACAAAAGACCAAATCCAAGCACGATTTACTAGGAATATAAAAATTGGGAAATTTGTAAAATCTCCTGTTGATTCAGGTAGACAATGGCAATGCAAAACTTTGAAAAAAATCAGAGTTGGTTCTTAGGTCTCTATAACTTCACAAAACCTAATTTTGTCTACCGTCCTAGACAAATCTACGGACTCCAGTGATCGTTCTTAGAAATCCACCCTTACCACCTTCCGTATTTGTTATACTATACTCTATTTTTTTAGCTACCAACTTAATAGTGTTCGTATTATTAAAGTCTGGAGAATCATCACTTTCAAACTCTACAGGAACAAGCCTTGGATTTCTGAACCAAAACGAGTCACCGAAATTAATATCGAATCTACCTTGTGTGACTATATTATATTCAACCCTTGGGAATGTGGATTTTTCCAGTTCAGCAAATGCATCACTCTGTAATTGGAAATAGTCATTAATATCTGGTTTCTGCAAAAAGTCTCTCTCTATGACTCTATCGGTAGGCACTCCAGTATTTACTAGTAGTGGTTTCGTGAATCTGAATGCGTCTATGTATAGCTCTATTCTTCTGGCTGCCGCAGTATCACCACCTGCCAATATAAGACTTGCAAATTTACCAACATTCACATTGTTAATAGGGTCAGGACTATATCTTCCTTGATTATCATAACTGTCTTGTGTTTGGATTATTATATTCTTTATGTTTCTCCATTGGAATATATTTAATGCTTCTAGTTCTTTGATTGGTATAAATGACTGTAGTGGATTATTCAGTGGCCTCCTCGCTCTGTATGTCTCAAACGAATTAACAGGTAGGTGTATTGGTTCCCAGTGATTATTTATATTAAGTGCAAAGTCTTGGAAAACTTGATTATCACTCGTGTCTTGTATTATACATCTCATATTAAAGTTTGCTTCACTTGATGATCTATATTCATTAATAACAAATATTTGTGCATTAATTTTCATCCAGAAATCCAGTGACGATATTTGTCCATAATCCTCAGAGCTTTCACCATTACTAAACCCTCGGAAACCATCATGTGTTAAATGCATGTTTTGTTGGTCTAATGTGGCAGGCTCTCTTTCAGCATCTGGTACACCATTTACAATATTTGCACCCCCATACAACTTACCTACACCCTCAGATATCCCCCCTTTTGTGGTTATTGGGAATGGAAATCTAAAATTTAACCATGCACCTACTTTGTAGAATGATTCAGGAAATAAAATATTTGATTGTGGAATAATATAATCATATCTTGCACGTATAGCAGAATTCTCATTTAATTCCGTATTAGTTTCCTGAGAACTCCCGGGTTGATTGGTTATACCATCATGTGGATGGAACGCATAAAATGTGTTAAATGTTAAGAATTGTTCTGGTGTTTGAATCCACAATGTACCATTAAATGTGTATGGTCTACCTTCATCTATAACATTACACTCTAAATCATTAACTGCCTCATATAACACCTGCCATTCGTTTCCAGTATATGTTGTTATGGAATTAGTATATGGCTTACTGTTACGATCATTACCGTTTCCAGTACCAAATTGATTTGTTGAAAGTATTCCCTCGGCTGTACCATCCACAAGAATTCTAAATCCTCTATATATTTCTGTACCACCGTACAAAAATGATGAATCAATTAATACTGGGTTTGTTTCCCTAATATCCACCCATGTTGCTGAATAGTTGTCCTCATTATCAAAAATTACTATGTTTGAATCAAAACACCCTTCTCCAAAAGGACCGGTACTATCACGATCTGATCCTGCATTTCTCCATAAAAAGTCCTTATCAACAGTCCATGGTGAGTATTGTATTGTGTTACCATAGAAATCTAATCTGGTAACCACATCCCAGAAAGCCAAATTTAGTGATGGTTTTAAGTTTAGATTGTTATTGATTAATGATTCATAGTGTATGCCTTCATCCTGTACGAATGAACCCAACCCGTATGTTTCGGTGTCTACCCATTGTGGTTGTAATGGAAATCTTTGTTGTTTTGATTTATATTGTGAGTGCTGTATAGGTAAAGTACCTTGATCTACTGCACCCCAGGCATTTATCAGTGTGGCAACTTCTGCATCTATACCTCCCTCTGTCTCACCAGTATTTACGTTCTCTGTATCCTCTAATATCACATCACCGTTTTCACCTGATGGAAAAACATTTATTGTGATTTTATCATATAATGTGTCATCTGTGTCAAACTTTATCTCGTAAAAATCAAGTGCACCACCAACATCTACTGATGAACCTAGCTTGTCCACAGTCTCCTGCATCCTATTATAAATTTGATCTTCGTTTATACCATATGCGTATATGCTTGTTTGGAAGCTGGCACCAGGTACCTGATTGGTTGCATCTGTTGTCTTATGACCTGATAGTGTAGGTTGAAAACCTGTAATGTTTACATTATAACCATCTCCTAGATCTTGTATGACTTCTGCAGATCCCTCAAAGTAATGTGTTTTGGAATAATTTATTTTTTGTACATTATGTTCCTGACCTAACAATACAAGTTCGACTCTTGTTCCATCTGTGGAACCTTCACTAGGTATAATTCTTATTACCTCATAGACGTGATTGTATGTACCACCACCTACATTGGAACTAAATGCAGTTATCCTTATATTGTCATATCTGTGTATGAGTGGATCTTTAACTAAGAATTTCCCTAGAGAAGCATCCAATATGAGTTTAGCATTATTAACCTCACTTGTGCCCTGATCTGTAAATAACGGTATGCCTATAACAGATTCCGATATGTCTGTTTCTACCTGTGTATTAACATCAAAATGTTTTACAACATAACCCCATACAAATTGTGAACTCATTAGAATCTCAACACTGTCCAGTCATATGACGGTGAAGTTGATGTGCTTCCGGGATCACCAACAAATTTAAACTCTGCCTCAAAATCAGCCTTGCTAGGCCATTCACCTGTTTGTATCCATGTCCAGCCAACCAATAACAACCCCCTTGACTGTTCAGGTCTTGTAGGAGATGTAGTCCCTGTACTAGCAGGTACAACATTATGAGATGTTATGTTATCTAATTCTAATCCAAAATTACCTTTGGTAAATACATCATCTTGTTTTGCTTCTATTAGCCACTCTTTTACAAGTTGGAATATATCATTATTTTTTGGGTTCTCTATATGCCCTGTTATTGTAAATGTTAGTGAATCTATACCAGTGTCCTGAAATTCATTAAAAGCTTGTTTAGGTCTAGGATTCTCTGAAAAACCCACAATCCACCCCAATGTGGTGTCCCTCATGTGTTTTCCGTCTGCTGTGTTGGTAGGTGTAAATTCTATGACTTCACTGGAATCTGACCTTTCACCTAATCCGGCTATTGCAATACTTGATCTCCAAATAAAGCTAGACATATTCTATATAAATGTATCGTTTTATATAAACATTAAAAAATGTTTTTGGATAGTATTTCTTGGTCTTCACTAAGGAAAGGTGTACCTCTTTTTGCCAACTGTTGTGGGTTAAATAACTGTGTGGTTGGACCTCTCAATCCTGCTCTGGTTGTAACTATGAGAGTACCATATCCTTCTGAGAGTTGTTTTGCCTCTTTTCTGTTTGTGAGTTTTAAGAACTGTCTTGATATTCTTAAATTAAGTCGTCTGTCAAATATACCACCATCTCTAAACAACTCCTTCATGATCAAATCCATTATCCCTTTAGCAATTAGAATTGGCCCTATAAACGGTACAAGTTTTAACGCAAATCTGGCTATACCTGCTTGGCCACCTGTAACAAAACCTAACAAACCCCGTAGTTGTTTCATTTGCTCATCCGCTGTTTTTTGTGCTTTTTGGAGAGATGTCAGTTCTTTTTTCATCTTTTTAAATTGGTTCTCCTTTATTACAGCCTGTCTTGATGTTTTATCCTTTGGTTTTAGTTTTCCTTCTGGTTGACCACCAAATATACCACCCCTACGTTCTCCTTGGTCAGCTAGTGTAGGTATAGCTTGTTTGGATGTCTTGTCTTTGGCTTTTTTGTTTTCCTTATTTAATAATTTTAGTTCTTTTATGGATTTTTGGACATCCTTACTCATTACGGTGTCCACCTCGATCGGAATTATTATTGGATCTGCCATTATTTATCACCCACTATAATTTTTCTATCTGCAACCAATTATTTGTCTCCTCCACTATACGTCTTTGTAACTGTTCTCTATTCTGTTCCCAACCTCTCTCCATAATTCTGTATCCATCTGTGCCTGGATGGTTTACTTTCTTTCTATAAATAAACTCTCCTGAGATGTCTTTCCACTGTAGATAGTCCGAACCACCATTTATTTTTCCTTTTGCTTCTATTATGTGTGGGTCTGTACCGTTCTCTAAAAACTCATGTAGTGGCTCACCATCGGCTCCCTCATAGTCCCACATTAGTTGTGTTTTCAAAAAATCAACCTTTTCTATGGTTATAGCATTTTGTGCATTTTGACTAAGACCTACCTCTCTAGCTAACCTTCTTGTTGGTTCCAAAATAACTTGTTCAGACCAGTCTAAAAGATTTTCGTCTATGAATTGATCAACACGTTTTTCCGCATTTTCCATACGGTTAATTGCATGTAAGAGATCTGTCAACTAATATCGGAAGCAGCATTAAAACTAGTTAGCCTAATCAATAAGTCATATTTTAAAGCACCTTCCGCCTCCCCTATTAATTCAAAGTTTTCCAACATTCCTAGCATCGTCCATGTCTGTGTTATACCTGCAAAGTCAACAGTTTTAATCTTCCATGTAATTATAGGTAATTGTAATGTGTTAGGATCTACAGTTGCAATTAATTGATATCCACCTGTGTCGGTTATCATATCCTCTGAGAATAACAAAGTACCACTCAAAGTACCGTTAAGTGCACCTGTATAAGCAACAACACCTGCTGATGTGGTAGGTTCTATCAATACATTCTGTGAGGGATTTAAATTCTTTGTCTGTAATTCTATATACTCTAAATCTGTTCCAGATGGTCTTATAAAGATCTTTGTTGCTCTAGTATTTACTAGTGTAGTAGCTGAACCGACACTCATATATATGTGTTGTTATTCTATTATTTAACTATTTAAATACGGTGTGCATTCAAACTATCTATAGAATCATATAATTTACACATATAAATCTAGTTTTTTAATGGTCTTAGTTCTGTTGCAAAGTCAGTAATACTCTCATACACTTTTGCAGGTTTTATTGTACCATTTTTCATTTTTTGTGCAGTTTCAAAAATGTTTCTCATTTTTTCTTCTTTATTGGTTATCCAGTTTTTTGATGATTTACTTCCCATAAAACAATAATGATTTACTAGTTTATAAACATTTTAGGAAGTAGTCAATGTTTTTGGTTCTAGTAGTTTACCCATAACTCTGAATATTGTATTACCGTTGGCTCTGTATATCTCCTTTACATTATCTACTGTGATTTTTAATGAATTTTTGATGGTTATGGTGGTCGGTGTCTCGTCAGTTTTATCCGTATATATGAATGTTATAGTTGCCTTTTCACCATTGTCGTTAAGCAGGTTTAATTGATTTAGTTTGTCACCTGTAGTTCCTAGATCACTATCATCGACTCTTACATTTGTAATAAATGAACCCTCAAATCCACCGGAATATCTGTTTGGGTTAGGACTAACTGTCGTGAATTCATCGAAGTCTCTATACCCTGACGTTATATCTGTATTAAATACCTTTGAATATTGGTAATCAAGTATTGGTGGACTGTCCACGTTTGATTGACTAACATCAAAAACCAATATACCATCTGGTGTGGATGTTACACCAGTTATTTGTCTGGCTTTTATAGTTAACGTACTAATCACATATGGTCTTAATTCATTATTTTGGTAATCTCTTGACCACTCTCTTTCGTTTATTGTAAGTTTATGTTCAAGTATAGGTGTATTTTCCAGAACCTCTAATATTTCCTTCTCTAAATTTTCCAATGTGGATATAGTATTTGTCTGACCTGTAGTGCTGCCACCACGAAGTCCTAAATATATCTTCACATCAAAACTTCGTACGAAATTAGTATCCTCTTGTGTTGCTGTATTACCGGTTGGTGTTTCCAGTAATAACACACACGGGTATCTTATTCTGGATTGTGGTAGTTGAGTTTTGAAAAACCGTGTTGGTATAAGTGTAGATAAGGAATAAGTTCCAGCCTTCAGTGCATCAAGGATGGAATCCGTAGATATAGTCATATATATACCTTATGTGGAGGGTTTATTTAACTTTTAAATACACTGTGTATAATTGAATAATCTAGTAATGGTTTCATTACGATAACACACTCATCTATGATAGATTTATTATCTTTGTCACTAAATTGAAGGGATTTATCCAGAGGAATTAATTTCTTATGCCATATAAGTGGTTTTATTACTTTGTAAGATTCTTTATCCTCTTGTAATATTCCATCATTTAATGCTTTAACTATAGAGGGACTTTTGGTTTCCCACACGGTGACCGTCCAGTAATAATATATTTGAGATAATTCTGTGTATTTTCTATTCCATCTTTTCAAGATGGGAGACATTGATGGAGGAGGAGCTGCTTCTATCACGTTGTTTGTTATTTGCATTACTTCAGTGTTATATAGTGTCTAATATATATTTTATTATAACATATACTAGACCGAAAGATGTGTATAATAAAAAAATTAATTTGGGATCTTAGGAATGAATTTTTTAAGAGTGTCACCTATTATACTACTACGGGACGTATTCTTTTTAACTGTTTTTTGTAATATTACATAGTCATCCAGATCGTCCAATATGTCACCAGGTAGTGTAATTGATATCCTTTTAATCCTTGTCAACGGATATGCTCCTCTGTTTTAGGATGTGTGTCTGTACTTGTTCTAAGGTTTTTGCCCAAAAGTCCTTGTCATAGGGACACGTATATGGTTTTCTACCAACCAACCATAATAATTCTGTAGTCCCTTGTATGGTTGTATCATATAGTTTTTTGAACTTGTCTATGTTGATTTTTGTGGCTTCATATATGTATTGGTATTTATGGCCTTTTATAACCTTTGTTTTTTCAACATGCCCATCCGCATAATTGGTTTTATACTCTAATGGTACACGTTCACCATATGTTGATGATTCCTCATCATTATCTACCTCCATTCTATATATAGGTTGTTCTACTAGACCCACCCATGTACCTTCACCGTCCATGTTTATGTCATCATATGAGTGTTTTCTTCTTACATATGCAAACAAATATTCTTTCTCTCCATGTCTGGTTCTTGTTATGGATTGTGCCCAATGGTCTTCCCATATAAAATTTTTGTCATTCTTTTTGACTGCCATATAAATGTTACTATAATAGTAATACTATATAAGTATTTAATAGGTATTATCATAGTGTTATCCGTGTATATATTTTTACAACTATCTAACACAGTAAGTTTATATTACAAACTATATGTGAAACAAATATGTTCCTTGAGATACTTATAGGCATGTTCGGTGCAGTGATTATATCTTCAATCATATGGCATGTGTTTCTCACCACACATTATTCAACTAGTCCTAAAATCTAGAGAAATCCAGAATCTAAAACACATTATCAATAATAACATTTATATTATATTGTATCACCCAAGTCTATTATGGTAAATACCAATGATGCGAAACAGCTTCGTAAGAATATCAATATTCGGGGAAAACTAGAGAATTTTTCTGAGATTAGATCAGTGAATCTAAAAGATGGTAGAACTATCAATGTTAGGGATGTGAATCTTACAGACGAGGCTGGTTTTGTAAAACTAACTTTATGGGGTGACGACTGTGAGAAATTTAATGCCGGTGACGAAGTAGAATTGGCTAATGGTTATTCTAACGAGTTTAAAGGTACAATTTCACTAGCAAAGGGAAAGTTCGGCACTTTAGAAAAGGTATAACCGACAACCTATTTTTTATATATAAACATTGTTATTTTGTATATATAAACATTACGTATATAATATATAGTGATGTGATGTATAGTATAATATGAAAATAGAAATACAAGTAACTTTAGAAAAAGATGACGGGTATAGATTAACAGATGTTGAAGAGATGGTTTTTGATTTCTTAAACAAGGAATTTTACCTAACCAGTGAAAGAAATAATGAAAAAAGCTATAAACAAATTTATCATAATCGTAAACGAAAAACTAAACAACGTGAGCCATGGGAATATATGTGATAAATAATATGAACCAAAACTTTCCTAGAATAGAAGAGGGGATTGCATTAGTTGAAGCTGGTAATGTCATTCTTATGAGACATCCTACATCTGTAGTACATTCCTTAGATGAGAAAAGAATATACCGTGTCAATTTCATTGATAAAACATGTGATTGCCAAGATATGCAATATAACCATGTTAAATACTGTAAACATCTATATGCCTCTATGATGAAGGCGGGAGTGTATTACATTAAAAGTAATTAGAACCACACCAGAAATTACATAAAGGTTTATATTATACTATGTCACATCTTGCATTATGCAAGACGACTGGGTGGATAAATCATACAAGTCAAGGACACCAATTACCATTAATGATGGTGAAATACAAACACCGTTAAATAACTACACAGCACGTATAAATGAAGTATTTCCGGAATTAGTTGATATGCCAATAAAGAAGTTAAAATTTGCTGGAACTGACAAAGAATTATTAGAGCACCGCATTGAGAATTTTGATAAGGATACTCGTAAATTAAATGTGTTAGTAAAAGTACCAACTATTAGTGATGGTGATATTATATATATGTACTTTAATAAAAAATATTTCTGATTATAGAAACCTGATCTAACCACTCTTGTGGTATAAACACATTATACCCGTGTATGAATTTGTTACTATTTAAATCAAAAAAAATAAAAAAAGGTTAGTTTGTTGCGAAATTCACTGGTGTTGATACACCGGTTAATTGGAATCCTGTTGAATAACTTTGTCCGAATCCACCTGTGTTGGCTTTTAATAGTGTTGCCAAGTGGTAGTCTATGATAAAGTATTCATCACTTCCTGTAATTTCGTTGTGTTTAGAACCTACCCTTTGAGGTCCTTGAAAGTAAACAATTGCTGGTTCGATTGCGACTGAGGTAACTACTGCGTTACCTTGTCCGAAACCATTGTCCAAAACTTGACCAACTCCCGGAACACCTAACATATCTTTTGTACCAGGCTCATATTGGAATCCCGTTGCGGGTCCAGAACTTGCTACACCTCTTATGTTGGTATTGCTTACGAATTTGGAATTTGTGAACAGTGTCATACCTATTCTATCTGCCTTTCCACCTGCACCTGCACCCTCTATCTGACTTACTGCTGTGAGTATATCGTCAAGCGGGTTGGTTGAAGAGTGGTCGGTATTTGCGTCAAAGGCTCCCCAATTACTAGCTGCTATACTTGGCAACAGTTTGGTTTGTTCAATGACATCATAGGATGCTTGTTGTTCAATTTTGTTTCCTGCAACTTGAATGGAGTCTTGTAAAACGTTATGAACGTTTTTAAGTTGAGATTCTTCTGAAATCTCGAACTGGAGTCCGTACTTGTTGGCAGTGAAACCTTCCCTTTTATATGGAAGTTGTTTCTGAGCTGGGAGTTGCAATTCACCGATACGTGTCATACCTGTGTATTTTGTAACGGAGTCTATCTCAATAACCAGATTTGGTACTGGGATCTCTCTTGCTACATTTTTACCAGCATATAGTCTGTCCAACTTGCCGAATACTTCGCCAAATACATTGACAATGTCTACTGCGGCGTTAGTTGCACTGAATAATGCGGCTTGCTTTTGTGCCCCACCTTGTTGAATAGCGTGTATGTAGTCATCGACCATTCCTGCAAAGTGTGAATCTAAATACACATCTTTTTGCTTTTCAGGTTTATCATCTCTAGCGAATCTCACATTTTGCATCTTTTGGTTAAGATCCAAAATTGGTTGTGATTCTTCAAAGGTGTTTAAACCCGGTCGGCCGTATGTTTCATATACGATATTGTTGGCAGGGTTTCTCCAATACTGCATTTTTTCCCTAGTCTTGTCGTCTTTATATTCAATGTTCATTATGAGCTACCTACCCTGATTTCTATGATCTCTGTTGTAACTGCATCATTCACATTAAAGTCTCCTTCATCTGTGTATGTTTCATTGAACGGATCAGATGTTGCACGTGTTACATTACCACTTGGTTTTGCAAAGTATCTGCCTAAGATCAAAGATTCGTCATCACCTGCTACCCATGGGGTAACTGTAGTGATTAGTAAATTTGTTCCAGCAGTTAATATTTTCACATATGAACCCTGTACAATGGTTGCACCGGCTACGACTGTGACAAATTCCCCTGCACCTACACAACCTACTCTAATATCACCTTGTGCACCTAGAGTATTATCAATAGGTTCGATAGCGACATATTTGGCATCATCTTCTGCGGTTACAGAGTTGATAAACCCTGAACCATCATTATTAATGACACTTCCTTGCAGAATTGCGGTTGCGGCTGCAACGTCAAAGAACTGTACATGTGGATTTGATCTGGTTGTGACACCAGCTGGAATTGTTTCAAATAAATCTAATGACAATTCCTATGTCCTCCAAGCCGGAACAATTACTTGTTTGGCTTTTCTTGTAAGGTATCCACCTTGACTTTCTGTAACTTTACGGTATGCGGTTTTCTGAACGTTTTGTTTTTCGACTACATCTTTAGCAAATTTAATTTTTGCTTCTAATGCTCTATTAGAACCTTTAGAATTTGTTAGCTTTTCAACTTCTGCATTTCTTATACTTTCTGGGTATAATTCTGCGGCTGATTCTGCAATAGCAATTCTCTTTCTTGATTCTAATTCCTGTTCTAGGAATGCTAGTCTTGTTCTGTCTTTTCTTGCTTCTTTCTTAAAGTCTACTTCTTCATCATCATCATCTTGTTGGTCACCTTGAGTTTCAGCTATTTTTGTTTTAGCATCTTTCTCTTTGTCATCATCATCGTCATCATCCTTTTTGTCATCGTCATCATCACCATCTATGGCTTGTTTGACTTTGGCAATTAAGGAGTCGACCTCTGGTATACGATCTCCCGCCATTTCGTGGGATTCCTCTGCCGGAGTGATTTCTTTAACCTCTTCAAGAAGTTCGACTGCTTCCTCTACTAATTCCATAACATCCTCTGGAGATCCATTGGATTCGTTATTGGGCATAATATCACCGGATTCTAGTCCTCTTGCGATTTTTTGAAGTTCTTCTATTTTTGCATTTAAAGTTTGCGTTTTTTTCATGTTATTATATAAACGTTTCGATTAATAGTATTTAAAGTGTGAAGTGTGTAGTAATACTATAATATTCAGTTATATCTAAGTAATTATTTTAACTGGTGTTTTTAATCAGTAAGGGTTATTCTTCTTTTTAGTTTTTTTGTCATCAGGACTGTGTTTGGTGGCCTTTTTAATATGTTTACGTAAGGCTTTCTTGATATTGGCTTTTCTGATTTTGCCGTCCTTCTCGAACACATATCTCTCGTCATTATCCTTTGACATTTCTTTTATGATTTCGGTGGTGGCAGTGTCATCTTTCTGTTTACTGGAATCAACTTTCATTTTATTTTGTAGTGTTTTATCCATGTAAGCTTGTGGGTCATCCACACCTGCTTTCCTAAGTTTTGACAATAATACTAATTTGGTAAATTCTTCCTTCTGTCTAATGGTGTCTTCTACATTGAATTTTAATGTGTCTTTTTGTCGATCTATCATTTCATCAATTACCTCCAACTCTGGTTCTTCCACCTTTAATTCTTCCAAACCCTCCAATATGTCATTATTGACTATTAACCTCTCTTTGGATTCTTCCATGCTTAGTTGTAAGGTATTTAGTTGTAATTCTTGCAATGAATCTTCAGATATATTAGCTTTTCTCATTATTTGTTTTCTTTTTAGTGAAAATTTTTGTCTGGTATTAAGTTTTGCCTCTAATTTAATGGTGTCCATTAGAAGATTCTTTAGTTTATTCAATGTTATATATACAATACTACTAGTTTATAAAGGATTATTTTACTATATTTTAAAAGTAAACAGTTAAACATGTAAGTTAGAGTTTTTTTATATTTTCATTCTTTTCAACGTCAAACATCTCCTCAGTTATTCCGCTCCATTTCTCTAAATTATATTTGGCATCCTCCAACGAGATATTTTTTTCTTTCATTTGAAATTCAATCATTTTTTTAATTTCTTCCTGAAATTTAGTCAAATTTTATATCCTCACTTAATTCAGAGTATTTAGAGATAAATGATTCTTGTTCATCTTTAGGCACATCAGATATAATGATCTTCATTTTTACATCACTGAAAGGTACACCTCTTTTAATTCTGTGTTCCATATCACCAATTTCTATGGATTTATTAGGTGTGTTAATTTGTGATGGGTTTCTGTCTTGTTGTACTGCATATCCTGGACTTTTGATATTTTTACCTAGTGATTCTTTATCATACTCAATTAGTGTTTTATGTGATTCTTCACCCGTTTTTTTATCATGAGCTAGTGAGTAGACATTTGCTACATTAGAATCCGTTGTAACGGAATGGAAATTAAACTCACCAACAGCCCTGCCTATAACACCACTTTCCAACATATCATCTAATTCTGAAACATTTGTACCTCTAAAAACAGAATTACTATTCTCAAAATTATTTTTATAGTTCTTATTTAATTTTTTATTTGCGTTATCAATTAGAGGTTTAATTTTATTATTGTATATATCTGGAAAAGCTTTTTTTATACGATTAAGGTCTTTATTTCCTAAAGGAGAGTCCACTCTAATTGGCAGTGGTTGTATAATCTCACGTACTTTGTTTTTTATATCTCTAGAGATTTCTAATGCCCTGTCAGACTCCTTCTTTCCACCAGAACTAGACGATGGTTTTGATTCACCAGACACACTTCCCTTTGTGGTAAATTTACCACCATCTCTAGGGTGCTCACTCTCTTTAAAATCACTTGCTATTTTTAGTTTTTTTTTACACTTGCTAGTCTAGAATGTAAATTACTTATTTTTTGTTTTTTCTTATCCTTTTCACAGTCACATAAACCCTCAGTAATACCACTCTGCCCTTGTTGTTTTACAGGTGTTATAACATCTTGTGCTATCTTTTCTTGTTTGGCCATTCTGAACTGGTGTACACACTGACCAGGCTGACCCTTACATGCACCCCTTAACAATGCCACACGTGCTCCATATGCTGGCTCACCATCTAGTCCGGCTAAATGTAGTCCTGTCCATTCTGTTATAGAACCTTCGGCCTCATGTGGATTCATCTGATATATTGCAGGTGAACAAAACTGTGGTAGTGTCATATGTGCAAACTTTGGATTAATCTTAATCATAGCGTACCATCTACCATCATCCTCGTTCTTTGCAACCTTTACAATGTCACCTACCCTGAACTTTTCTTGGTGAGCAAGTATAGCTTGCATATTATCTGTTGGTATAAATGGGTGATCATATTGCTCCTCATATTCGGAATCCACTATCCATTCATTTGAGGTTACTACGAAAGGTTTACCAATAAATGATGCTATGTGTTGTGATATAGAACTGTCAGCCACACCCCAACCATTTCCATTTGTATCTTTACCGTCTATAAGATAGTATTTTGCATAGTTACCATCCATTCCTGCATATTTTGCTCCTTGTGAAAATCCTTCCGGATAACCCGTCCTCTTAAGTTTTGTGAGTGTCCACATAGGTCCGTCTGGACTTTGACTGTCTTGACTGGTAGGTATATTACCTTCATTGGCTCTCTTTACACTGTTTATCTTTTTACGAAGGTTTGATATTTTAACACCGAGTTTTGCTTTCTTATTTTCTGCAGAACTCACAATTTTTTTTGCTGATTCCTCAGATACGTCAGAATCTTTCATTACTCTCTTTACAGCTGATTCAAAATCTGGCTCTCCAAGGATAGGCATGTCTACTGTTGTGATCCCAAAACTTCAAAGGCGGCGTCGTTGGATGCAAAAACGTTTGCTCCATCTGTAACCTTTACCCTATTAAACCAATAACTATCATCATTAAAAAATGTCGTATCTATATTAGTAAACGTTATAACCCCATTTACTGGATCACCAGAAACAGTTGCTGGGAATGATGTTTCCACACCTGACGGATCGGTAAAAATCATCTCCACGGTTGTACCAGTCAAGTCTACCGGTTGTGTTACATTACCTGCCCCTGTCTCCAAAACCTGTAACTGGAATTCTGTTCCAGCATCTCCAGTGTGTACTTTACCAAGTGTTACGATTGACATTATATATATGTATATATCCTCAAAATATATAAAGATTTATATATTATATGTGTACACATGACATTCATCATATAACATAGTTACCCAAACATAAAATCTTTTTAGGTTGTATGTGAATTTAACACTTTATTGTATGAAAACAGTATTATCAAGATTTGTCCTTATAAGTACGGTGCTGAATATTATATTTGATGCTGTGATAAAAGCATCTGACTCTACGGTGGATGTGTTAATACCAAGAATTATAGCATCGGAACCCAATGTTGTGGTGTTCGTAACTACAATTACGGCATCAGAGTCAAGTGTGTTGGTTACACGTTCAACTATTAGAGCATCAGAGTCTAGTGATTCAACTACACGATCAATTATTAATGCATCACTCTCTAGAGAAGAGAACATAGTAGCTAAAATTAAAGTGTCACTATTTACAGATACTTGTTCATCTATCAATATGAAAGCATCCGTATCTAATGATATGGTAACAGTGGATGCTATTATAGCATCACTTAGTATGGTAGTGGTAATCATCTCTGATATTAAAGCATCAGAGGGTATAGTGGATAATCCTGGCACTAATATTAAGGCGTCAGAATCCTCAGTAGATAGTACACTACCAGATATTACAGCATCAGAGAAGATAACACTGAGACCTAGACCTAGTATTATAGCATCTGTAGTACAGGATGTGGTTACAACATCAAATATGAGTGCATCTGAGTCTAGGTCGGATGAATTAGATACTGATAATTGTGTGATGTCGTGTATGTGTGCTAATGATGGCATTATGCACTATACAACGCCCATGATATAGTTTTAAAAGTGGTGTTTGTTTGTTGTACGGTTACACGATATGACGTGGATGGGATCCAGTTTATTAAAAGTTCTGGGGTAACTTGTACTCCTACCACGGTAGTAATTCTGTATATTCGCTCAACCGAATTCTGTTCATCGAAATCATACACCCTTACTATAACCTCGTCATTTGCTGCCAATGCATTAAAGAATATTTTTGTAGAGTAATGTGCTAATGTGGTTTGTGATACAAATAGATCTTGTTCAGTACCATCTAATACTAGCTGAGCAAATGCCTCCACTGTTAATGCCATTATAATCTGATCTCCGTTCTACTATTGGTTCCTATAGTGGTTAATACGGCAGTTGTACTATTTAATGTCACTTTCATATCTTCACCTGCACCGTTCAAGATATACACTATACCAGTGACACCAGAATCATAATCGGTAGGAAATATCTTTGTGGATAATATTAAATCTATAGTTCCATTTATAGTTCCTTTTACCTTAATTGTGGTGGGATCTGCCATGTTGGTGGTGTCAATGTGTAAGATCACTTTGTCTTGTAGATTTGTAAATGTTATAAAATTTACATCTGAACCTGTGGCAGTATAATCAACTGCCTCAGTTTTAAATGTTGTAGTTACCTCTCCAGCGTCTACCATATCACATCACTCAAAATCATAATACTCCGGTTCCCCGCCTATATACTTGTCATATTGTTCAATAATTACACGTTCATAAATATGATTTACAACTTGTTTATTTACACCATTTACATTCTCCTGATATCCTACTAAATATACAACCTGTTTGTGTCCACTCGGCCCTCTCTGTGAGACTCGCCGTCTATATATCAGTCTTTTCTTACCACTTAGATCAACACGTAACACTGTTATACCATCATGTAAAATATCAAAAGCTTGTAACTTTGTTCTATCTATATCACTATATTTATTCTCTATACCATTCTCTGCAAACTGGTTTAGATGTGTGTTATCTGAATAAACTGATCTCCACTCTATCATTGTATTGTATCATCCATAACATTGTATTGTCAAATATGATTAATAGAAACATATATATAAGTAATTTAGAGGTGTGTGTTATGAGTGATTTAAATCTGAAAAACCAAAATTTGGTTTATTTTTATCTTTTAATTTCAGTGATGTTTACATTGACATGTATGGTTATGTTATTTATTGTGTTTGAAGGTTCGGTATTTTTTCCAATAACGGTACTTCTTTCTGTATTAGTATTACCTATCACTATGGTAATTTTGTTAGAATGTCATGTAAGAAAAATGGTGTAGAAATTAGACTTGTCACCGTTAAAATCATATATTAATAAAAATTCCAAAGGGTATGAGATAACTTTAGAACAATTAGAAGATATGAAACTGTCTCAATTCACGGAAAATCTTTATTTGGTAGGACATCTAAAGAATGGAGAAAAGCACTAAAGAGATGAAACTATCCACACTAATCAAACAGGGTTATTTAGAAGATACAAAAGAAGGATATATTGTCAGGAAAAACTTTTCACTCAATGATTTAATGGTAGATGACATACTTGACAAATCATTAATAATTCCAGAGGGTGCAGTGGTGGATTTGACAGGTGGTTATTATGATATGTTAGAAGAATGGACTTACCACGGACAAGGTCCATTTATAAAATCTGGTAAGAAAGAGGCAACACAAAAATAGTGGCTACAAAATACTTTCAAACTTTACCCTTTTTCTGTATATGATAGGATTCACTGTGTAATAGAATTTACGTATGTATTCTTTTTTGTAGAAATAAGCCTTGAAAATCTCATATGAATACATATTCTGTCTAATCTTTGGTCTAAAACCACATAACTCATTGACCAGATCTGCATACACATCACATAATTCCTTTGTTTTGTGTGTGAAACTTACACCGTTCACACTACCAGAACTGTAAACACTACCTTCAGAATCCCATAAACCACGAAGAAATAACACTTTTTGGTCACGGTTAAGCTTATCTATAAACTCGAAAGTTTGAATCTTTGTGAGAAAGTCACGTAAATTAACAGATAACATACGTACTACATATGTGTTATTTCGTTGATAGATCTTACCATTCCTCCAATCCTTTAATGGTTTTTTCTTATTATAATACTTGTTAAGACTTAATCCAAATTGTACCTTAAGACACCTGCCAAACTCCTCTGCAAATTCCTCATCCACGGTTTCCAGTCCCACACCACCTGCCTTGATAATATATCCGTCACCGTACAACACCCCTACAATATAGGCTAATTCATTAGTTATTCTATCATGACCGTCATTTAATTGTCTTGTGTGCCATCCGGTATATTTTCCCTGTAAACCTTTCCTAATACTATCTTTATGCTCTTGTGATAAGACTCTTCCCTGTGCAGATTCTTTATTGGTTCTAGTAATATCCAACCCATGTAAGATTTTATAGAACTGTGTTTTATTAATACCACATTCCTTTAATATTTGTTTTATTGGTGTCCTATTAAGATATAGTTCTACAAGTTTTTCCATATATTATAGTGTTGACACTATAATATAAATGTTTATAACGTTCTATTGTATAGTCAGGATTCATCATACTGAAATGTAAGTGTCTCTACACCTGTTGCACCCGGAACTGCATTCTCCGTAACATCCATCTGTAAAACTATATAATCTGTAGTTTCACCTACTGAGGTGATTGTTCCACTCCCATCTGTTATGGTTACAGTTTTTGGTACACCAGATGTAAATGTGAATGCGTTTACTTTACCGGTTATCTGTGCATTGTTTGTTACGAGTTCGTTACCACTTAGACCTGGGGTCCCTGTGGCTGCCACATATCCAGCACTACTACCACTTGATTTTTCAGGTGTTTCATCTCCAATACTCAAATTAACATCAGTGCCATAATTATTTACACCATCAGTGAACCACTGTACGTTGTTGAGACTTGTGGTAGGTGCTATAATACATTCTAAATATACGTTTCTCCAAAATGAGTGATTTGTAGCTGCTGCTCCAGGTCTTGGTATGGGGTTGGCTGAATCTAATGCGAATCCATCCTCGGTTTTAAATCTTAATTTTGTCAAGATTGTTAGGTTTGTACTAGTGCCAGGTGACGTGTCAGATCCACCGGTATCTAAAAACCAATCCATTTGAGCTGGCATATATATATGTTACTATGTCTACTATATAAAGTTAAACTGTTGCTGGTTCACCACCGACTGGCCATTTAGATTTCTGTACTCGTACAGGACTGGTTGTGGAATTCCAATTATTTGGATTCCATGATACTGTTAGTGATTGATCAAGTGGCCCTTTATCTACCCATGTGTTTTTTTGTGGACTAGCATCTCCACCTAGTGTTGTCGTGTCCTTTGTTGTAAACTCTTCAAATCCTACAAATTCTGGCAGTCTTGACTTCTCCATTAATCCGTTTTCAACCATATCCTTACCTATTTCATAAAGATCAGGTCTAAACATTGATGTTATCTTTGGTTTGTTATAGGTGTGTATAATTTTTATTGGTAAATCATCAGCATCATCCAATCTAAACAATACACGAAGTATTTTATCATAATATTGTGATTGTAACATTTTCTCTAATTTTAGTTTTTCTGGTAAAATCTCACTGTTAATAAACATGTCAATCTCTTCGGAGTTTGAATTTCCACCAAGTGCACCTTTATCACCTTCTGACAACATGAATGCTGGTATGTTATAGTATGCTAGTATGGCCTTTATACATCGTATTACTATTCTTTCTAGGCCTGCAATGTCACCAGAGTTTGTACTTGAACTTAATAGTTCTACACCACCTTCACCATCTGGGTCTTGAACTACTGCGATATCTTGTCCTTTTGATTGTGAGTTAGCAGTTAGAAAGGTGTCTAATACATTTTGTTCATTTCCAAAATCCTGTGGTTGTATAGGTACACCAAACACCTTTGGTTGGTGCCATGTGGATTCTGCGGCATGTAAAAAGTCATCAGTAAATATAAGGTTAAGTACATTAGCAACGTTTGTCACTCTGTCAACCTGGGAGTCACCATAGTGGTCTGCAAATAACTCCTGATTGAAGCCATTCTCTATATATATCATTCTTTCTGTAGGTAATATAAATTGTTGTGCACTAGTAAGTCCAACTATTTGTACACCGACCAGTTCTGACGTATTCTGATCAAGATAAGGTCTGAGTGTAAATTCTGGTCTTATTAGTCGTATGGATGTAGGCATATCAAACACACCATCATCATTTTCGTCTATAGGTGTCATGGCTAGTACACATCTGCCCTGTTCTCTCGCTGTTATGTATCCGTTAAATATATTTTCAGATAAATCCATATCGTTACTAATTTTGTCAATGTAATTCTTAATCTGTAATGGTGACATTTCCTTGTTAAAATATGGTACAAATAATGGTTGTTCAGATTTCCATATTTTTATACGCTCGTCATCTATGTCCTCATCAGATCTTGGCACAACATCTGTAATATAACCTTGACCACACACTAATTTTGTGATTATCCAATTTGCCTTATAGACATATGAATTTTGCATGGCAGCTCTGAATTCATCACGTTGTCCTTGTATGTAGGGATCAACTGGAGCCCATACCTGTAAACCATTAAAACTTAGCTCAGTTAGGCCCTTCTTTCTCCATAAGCTACTTTTCGATATTGTACGCTTAGATGTGGCACTTCTAAGTCTAGATGTAGGTTTTTCTGATTTTGCCTTTCTAACTCTAGATTTCTTTTTAGAGACCATATATAAGTGTTATTGCTGTAATACTATTTAAAGTATTTATTATGCGGAGATCTAATATGTTATTTAAACTAAAGTAACTTACTTTAAAGTAACAAATATATACTACGTTAACGTAAGATATGATATGAAACAACTAACACAAACAGATAGAAAAACAGTTGATATGATTCAATTTTTAGAAAAAAAATATCAAATACAACTACTAGAGGGATATGGTATTCATACACAAGACATGAAAGAATATCAAAAAGTCAGACTTGAATACCTACAAGTGATAGCACAAATACAAGATGAAGGTGTAAAAATATGATTAGACCCACTGACGAATGTTTTGTGTTATGTTCTGATAGTAATTGCTTTGCAGAACACCAGATTGTATTAAGAGCAGAAAAAGTCAATGTTTGTGTATTTGTAAGAAATTTGGGGTTAGTGAATTGGGATTAAAGGAGTTGAAATCTAATGATACCTAACTGGATAAAATTTGTGCCTGCTATTAATTTGTACGTAACAAAACTACAACCTTGTAAATGTGAGAGATGTGATTATATATGGTTTCCAAGAATAAATTCTATTGGTGATATGAACATAAACACCTGTCCAAAATGCAAATCAAAGTTATGGAATATTCCAAAGTGTTAATAAGTGTTGTGTGATGAATCTATCTAACTTTTAAAAACCCTCAAATACGTTCCATGAATCATCAAAGTCAGGGTCTAAACCTTTTCTCATTCTGGTGTCTCTTGCAATACGTGACATTTTATAGGTGGGTACTCCATGGAAATGGTTTCTGGCAGCATAGCAAGCATATCCTAGAGCCCAAAATATATCATCATGACTTCTTGCTGGATGTCTATATAGGAGATTTCCAGCATCCGATTTATAGGATTCCTGTTCTAGAATCTGTTTGAATAGATCTTTGTCACCTATCTCTAATTTGTCATTATGTGCTAGTGTGTGGATGAGGTTTATAATTTCCTGCTTTTTAGACATTGTTGAGACAACCTCCTCCATTGGAACTTCTTTTGGTAGAAATTCTGCTGCGGCGTCACCTACACCACTCCTGTCATAACATAGTTTGGTCATTCTGTATTTTTTATTTATTTTGTAAATACCCATCGCTTGTTCTTTATAATCTATATGATCCCATACCTTTTGTCCACATTGTCGAAGAGTTCCGTCAAGATATTCCAATAAAACGAAAGCAGCTTGGTCAATTCATTACCGTTTGGCGGGATCGTAACCACCAAAGAAAACTGGAATCCCTACCAAAAAATACCACCTTTCCTACCATAATGTAATTCCTTATGACATGGTATACATAAAGAGACACCGTTATTCAGATTTAAAGATAATTTAGGATTATTTTTTGTTATTTGCCATTCATGTTTACTATTACACCCACAACATATCCACCCATCTTTTATTTTTCTCCAGAGTGCTCTACCATTAGGTCTAATGTATGTGATATTAGAACCACAATCAACACAAATTCTATCCTTAGGAATTAAAACATTCATATATAAGTGTTATTGCTGTAATACTATTTAAGGTATTTAAATCGTGTAATTGTCTTTAGATCAATTACTGTTTATAGGGTTGTTTGTGTATAAAAGATCTTTATATTGTTCATCAATTCTAGTATTGTCATTATATTGCACACCACGTAGTTTGGTACCCTCTAGGTTAGCACCTGTCAGATCTACATTTGATAGGTTAGTGTATGCTAGATCTGCACCATACAAGTTGGCATTATGTAGATTAACACCGTGTAGATTTGCACCAGATAAGTTAGCATTAGACAGATCACTACCATGCATATCTGTATTAGACAGATCAATATTGGATAGGTCTATACCAGTTAAATCAGCATCATATAGTTTGGTATGACGTAGGTCCGTATTAGACAGACCTGATAAATCAGAACTCACATATGTTTTCATGTTGTGTTTATGTTATACATCCTATTTAAGTATTAATTATCTGGGACAGTTACAGCATGACCACTCTTTACAAGCATAATAAACATCTCCGAGATCATCTTCATCCCAACATGGTGCTTTCCAAGTAGAGCAAACAATCTCACATATATTACACTGTTGTTTTTCCCTAAATCTTTTTGAAATTCTGCCTGGTAACTTCAAGATGTCTCTACCCTTGGAGCTAAATAAAAATGTATTCTACCTATATTAGATACTTTAAACTCTACTTTAAGAGGTTTATGATCAGAGAATTCACACGTGATTAAACCGGATGTGTTTCCCACTGCCTTTACTATGGGATTAAGGTATTCTAAACTGTAAGTACCTTCACTACCATCACCGGGGATTAT